AGATGAATTTAATGTTGAAGGATACCCAACAGTAAAACTTATTAAGGATGGTGAAATTATTGAATATAACGCAAAACCTAAATATGATACATTAGTAGAATTCTTACATGCTTCACTATAATTTAATTATTCTCTCTACTAACAAAAATTTATTTAAGGTAATCTATTATTTTTTTCATTATAACTATAAAATATTTTAGCAAAATTTACACCGTCTTCAATATATCTACGGCGTGTTTCACTATTTGTTATGGTATCATAACCGTCATTTGCACCTAATGATTTACATGGTATTATTAATTCATATATATCATTTTTATTATTATGATATATCTCACCCTTACTATTATTTGTCTTGACTATTTTTTTATAAAGAAAATATCCATATTCAAATATGTTACTATCTTTAGGTAATGCCGAAGTTATATCTGATATTTGAAATTTAAGCCCCAATATTTCATTTGCGTTAATATTTTCAAATCCTAAACATCTTTCTATTGGATAATTATTAATTAATCCACCATCGATATAGTAAGAGTTATCGTACCAAACCGGTTGAAATATAAATGGTAAACAGCATGTCATATGTATTGCTTCAACAAGTTCAATATCTGGGTGTGATTTGTATGAGAGTGGAATAAGTTCAAATGAATTCATTTCTATAGTATATAGATAGAGTTCGATGCCTGATTTTTCATATAACTCTCCAAGTGTAATATTTGTTTCGTAGTGTTTGCTTTTTAATAATGGTTCTAACGCCGACGTAAAAAATTCTTTTCCTAATATACCCTTTTTAGGTAATACATCAAAAATCATTAATGGTGAAACGTTGGTAATTTTATGCCACGGTCTCTTAATTATATATTCATCTATTATTTCCCAATCAATCTTAAAACATAACAGAGCTGCTATAAATCCACCTATTGATGTACCATGAAGAGTTTTTATATTATCTATATCATAAAACTTTTTACTAGCTAAGTATTTTAATGAGCCTAATTCATAAAGGCCCTTGTATGCGCCACCAGATATTACAATATGTTTAATAACCATCTATAATATTCTATACTATATATGTTTAAGATTAAATCGAATTGTTTTTTTCTTAAATATACATAATGGATAATTTATTTAAAAATGAGGATGAGTTTAATTTAAATCCAAATGGAAACTTTAACGAAAAAATAAGTTTAGATGAATTATATGACAGAAAAAGAGAGATTGAAGTAAATAGAATGGAAATTTATAGGAAGATACTTAATCGAGTTCACACAAAAATTAAACAAGTCTCTCGTCAAAAGTGTGAAACACAATTTTTCTATATTGTTCCAGAATTTATTTTTGGTGTTCCAAGATATAACGTGAATACATGCATCTCATATATAATAGAAAAATTAGAAGAAAATGGTTTTAAGGTTAAATATACTCACCCTAACCTATTATTTATATATTGGGGGCATTATATTCCATCTTATAAGAGAGAACAAATAAAGAAGGAAACAGGCGTTGCTATAGATGGATTTGGAAATATTATACAAAATAAAAAGGATAAAAATGAACTAGTAAAAGGTATTACGAATGGAACGGTTGTCGGTAATAATATAGTAAGTATTTTAAAAACTACACCCCCAAGTAATAATAAAAAAGAAGCATTCAAAGACATAAAAAATTATAAGCCATCTGGAATTTATAATTTAGATTTATTACAAAAGATTAAGGATAAATCAAGTTAATATCATTTTTCGCTATTGTTGTCACTATCAGTTAAAACTTCGTCTTCATCATATTCTTCCTCCTCAAGTTCTGAGTCTGGATAGTTTTCGGAATCTTCATCAGTTTCATCATCATTATCAACAACAAAACCATCTTTAAGATACCCGTTTTTTGTCTTATCATCATCTTGATAATCATCAAGTTCATCCGTTTCATTATCATCACTATCACTATTATCAAGGTCTTCAAACCCACCCATTAAAAAGTCATAATCTTTTAACCATTGTTCTTCTGTATAAACAGATAACTCATTAAAATTAAGTTCTTTTTTTTCAGTTGATAAGATTATCATATTTCCATAATATAATGGAATATCCATCGGTGGTGGATATTCGAATTTATTAACATCCCCTGCTCTTCCTTTATTTTTCCCAAATATATGTATAAAATGATTATTTGGATTAAATGTATGAATATGGGTAAAATCATTATTCTTTGAGAATCCACATTTTTTATAAAGTGTTTCCTTTGTTAAATCGCGAAATTGTTTGGTTGTAACAACACCATTTTTATCAATAATTACGGTTTTAATGGTACACATGTTATGTATTATTATTTTAATATATCTAATATATTTAAATAGATTTCCTTTATTATATTAGACATGAGAATTAGAGAGATTATAGTGCCGGAATTACAGCGTAAAAAAATTAATAATGCGATAATTAATAAAGAGGAGTTATATTATAACGCTGAAAATATTAGTCTATTTATTTGTAAAGATGGAATTTACTCATACAAGTTAAACTCTGATAATGATAATGCGAATACGTTTCATAAAATTATTATTGACGTGATTGGATCATATAGGATGATTAAGAGAGATAATATATATGAACGAATTAATGAAGAGTGTGAGTCAGAAAATATTATTTATATTAACGAATATAATCAGACAAATAAGGACACTAATATTATACCATTTTCACATGAAGTAATATCATTCAAAAGATATACAATTATGTCAAATTCAAAATCACCAGTATCTTTAGTTGTTGAGGAATATACAAATAATATCCCAAATAAAGTAAATTTTTTAATTAGAGATGATCATTCGATTAATTCGCAAATTATTAAAGATGATTTAAATAAATTAATTTCGTTTTTAATCTAATAATGTTATATAAAAATATTATATTAAATAAACAATATGATTATTACGGTAATATATTATATCCTATTATCATTTATATTTATATTTGTGGTTCATAATCTATATGAATATTTTAAAGATAATTTAACAGTTCCAAGAGAGAAAGACTTGATACATAAACCCAAGGAAACATATAATAAAATTTTTGAAACACTTAATAATAATAATAATAATAATAATAATAAAAAACACATGAAAACAGAACTTAAGGATTTTCTTAAAATCCTTAAAACAAAAACAAAAACAACAAATACTCCTAATGTAATACCACAAAACCATTCTTTGAGTAATGTTATGCCATCAGATAATAATAATTATACGCCTTTCTAATAAATAAATCTATATTTAGTAAAATTGATTAATAATATATTAGAGACATAATAATATCACATATATAGTTTAGTTAAAATGTCATATTACAATACAAGTGTAAATAAATATATTCGTAAGAGAAAATGCCATAACAAAGGTTTTAAATATAATAATGAAAATAATAGTTCATACGGAGTATTAGAGGATTTTAAAACATTAATCTCAACAAATAACTATAATGAATTTAACGTAACAAATAGAATTCATTATAATAAATTCAAGTACGCACGTATAATTCCAAAAGGGAAAAAAATATTCGTATGGTTTCAAACGAATCATAGAAATAGCGGGATGCCAACGATCCAATATTTTGAAAAACATACAATAACAAATAAGATCTCTTATATGAGTGATAAATTTAATATTTGTTGTGATTATCATCATTTATCCTGTGGTAAAAATGGTACTGTTCTATATGGGACATTATTCAATTTTAAAAATATAAAATATTTTAATATTGAAGACATATATAGTTTTAAAAATGTATTGACAAATAATAAAAACTGGGAAGAAAAATATTCATTTATTAATGATCTATTTAGTAATTATATTAAGCAAATTGGATATAACAATAAAGATATTATTTTATTAAATCCTCTCACTCACTCTTTACCACATGATATAAATGAAATGAAAAACAAAGTACCTTATGATATTTATTGCGTTCAATATCTTTCTAGTAGATCAGATAAAGTATTTTATAAATTAGAACAAAGAAAGAATATTAAAGATGTAGATATGAATAAAGAAGATTATGGACATAAATATATAAAAAATAATCAAAAAACTTCATATAATAAAAATGATATTATCTCATCAACGAGTTTTATGGTTAAGAGTGGAATCCAACACGATGACTATGATATATATGATATTAAGACAAATGAATATATCGGAAAATCACATATTCCAGACTGTAAAACAAGTTCGTTTATGAATTCTATTTTTAGAAATATTAGAGAGAATGAAAATCTCGACTTACTTGAAGAAAGTGATGACGAAGAAGAATTTCAGAATACTAATATAGATAAATTTATTAAATTAAATAAAGAAGAAATTTTATCTATGTCATTTGATAATAGATTTATGTTATGGAAACCATGTATTACTAAGAATAGTGTCATGTGATTTTAACAATATTAATTTATTATTAAATATAATATTTTTATATTGTATAAATGAAATATACAAGGAATGTTAAAAATCTGGGGACACCAGAAGAAATGTATTTAAGTGGGTCAAACCAAGGCGCTATAAAAGGTTTACATAATACACATGACGGAAATAAAAACATTAATCGCGAACGTGGAATGTCAGGAGGGACACGCGTAGAATCTAATTTTGATCCTAATATCCAGATGGGTCCAAGAGGGGGAATAGTAGGACATCAACGAGGAACATCTTGTGGAGTAATAAATCCGTTAAATTTAGGTGCTGCTTCTCAAATTGGTGGAAATTATGGGGCTTTAGAAGAAGGAAACGCTTCTTTTGGGTTCACTAGTGCGGAAGGGGTCCAAGGTGTTCCTGCAGGCTCTTTTTCTTATCCACCAATAACACCACTCCCACAAAAATCATATATTGATATTATGGAGGGGGGTAATATAAATAGCGTATGTAATAATGTAGATAAAATTAAATCTTATTCGCAAGTTAAACCATTCTGGGGACATATTTGTCCAGGTGCTATAATGCTATATAATAAGCATATTCATGGAACAAAACACAAGGGGACGCAATTAGAATTAACATTTGTAAAGGAATACACACGTGCTTTTTGTGAAGAAGTTAATGCGTTAAACTCTAAAAATAATAATAAAAAGAGAAAACATCTTAAATTATATATTAAATCTATGAAACGGGCTGAAACTGCGTTACATAAAATTACTAAAAAGGCACACGTAGACCATAAACTAGTCCATAATAGACATCTTAATCGCATCAAGTCAACAATTACAGATGGTACAAGAAAACAACATATAAAGTCCAATAAATATAGTCGTTCTAAAAAAAATAATAGTAAAAAGAGAAAACCTAAACGTAAAACAAGAAGAATGAAGGGCGGATTAAGTTATCATCAATTTAATAGCAACGTTCCAAATACTAATAGTTATGGTTTATCAAATACTAATTTAATGCCAAGCGGCACTTTAGCGAGTCCTATGCCATATAGAATAAGTAATAGTTGTAATGATGTGTATAACCATTATACCAAAACAAATCTTGAGGCACCTGGTAGAGGTTAGGTAAATGACTTTTTAGATTAAACACGTTCCTCTTAGTAATGGTCCTTTTTCTGCGTTTGATATTCTTATATCTAATAGATCCCCAATTTTTTTTTGTTTATTTTTTTCAGTATTATTTAATCCTTTATCATTTTTTTTACCTTTTGGTTCAAATAGATTCTTCCAAGCGTTTATTTTGTAGCAGTCTATATCTGTTTCCATAATTTTATATTGACATTTTTTATAAAATTTTAATCTTTTAATGCTTTGTCTTTTAAATATATCGTGCTGGTCCACTATATCCACTACTAACGGCTGTTTATGCTTCATTCTTAAAATTCGTCCTACCGCCTGGGTAACATCTGTTTTAGGAGTTGCCATTATTAAACATGACAATGTTTTAATATCAAGTGCCTCTTCTGCCATCGCATAAGTTGCTATTACTACCTGTTTTCCCTCTGTCTCTTTTAATGCTTTCTCTTTCATTCCTCCAACATAATAACCAACAGTCGCAATATTTCTGTGTTCAATCGCATCGTATAGATATTTCAATATTGACTTATTATGTGCTAAAATCATAATCTGCTCGTTAGTTTTTGACGTTAAAATATCTGTTAATACTGTTAAAATAAATTCTGTGCGGTGATTGAATTCACATAATTTACGAATCATAATCGCGTAGTGAACCTGTCCTTTAAAATTATATACTGTTTCTGAAAAATCTGGGTCTTTATGTTTATAATTGATAACTTTTACGACAACACTATCATCACCTTCGCGCTTTTCCTTATACACAACATCCCCTATAAAATATTTAAATACCTTTGTAAGTCCGTCTTTTCTAATCATCGTAGCAGACAGACCAAGCATATATTTAGTTACGATTTTAAATAATGAACGGCAGAATACCTCCGCAGAAATATGATGACATTCATCAGAAATAGTTAGCCCAAATGATGAAAACGCATCATCTTTATAATCTTTCATTGATAGTGATTGGAGCATACCAATGACAATATCTTTATTATCAATATCTATTGTTTTGCCTTGAATCTTACCAATTCTTGCTGTTGGTAAAAATTGTTCTATTCTTTCTATCCATTGGTTCATTAAAAATTCTTTATGAACTATTACAAGCGTTTTCTTTTTTAGACAACTGATAATATTTAATGCCATAACTGTATTATGTGTTATTGTATAATCCCCTAATAAGAACCGGTGATTTCCACCAATTGTAAAACCATAATACCTTGTATCGTTTATTACCTCGTTAATTTTTATACATGAAATTATAGTATTCCCATCTGGGAATATTCTTATTCCATAATATCTGTCACAGATAGTTGGTTCAATCTGATGAATATTAATAATGTGTTTAATCGATATATCTTCTATCTCTCTAGTAATACTATTGTATAGAGATAATATATGCTCTCTATTAACAACATATGGCATACCATTATCTTGTTCGACGCGGTATAATTTTGATGTACCCGATGTTACACCGTTAACTATTCGCTCTGTAAAATCATCTCCCATAACTTTATCACCATTCATTATATCTTGGACTGGCTTAATACTGTGGTCTGACATTAAAACAGGCGTATTATATCCCAAACATTTCCCGCGCCCACACGGGATTTCAAGTAACCCACAACCTGAGTTTTTTGCTTCTTTAACATACGTATCAATAATTTTTAGTTGGTAATCCCTTAGATCTCCCTTAAACTCTACGTTAATATTATCTCCATCACTAATTTTATTCTCTTGTGGTGGTCCAAATTTTCCTAATCCGTATAATCGCGGAATATACATTTTCTTGGTAGATTCTCTATAAATTGTAAATGGTTTGGGCTTCTGTATAGAGTTTGGAGGAGAGAAAGGTTTTACAGTTAATTCATTTCTAATATTATCTTGTTGCTTTTGTGACAAGTTTTCTTTTAAAATGGTGTACCCTTTTGTTCCTAGATATGTAGTATGTTCCATTATTGATTAATATATTATTAATAAAGATTCTTCTAAGTTTATTAATAATCAATTTTCTATTTTTTGGGATAAAATAATATTGTAATAATTTATATGGTTGTAAAAGAATTAACGCGTATTTTTAAAAAAGAAAAAACTGAATATGTCGCTGTTATATTAATGGCATTATTTATTGTATTTGATATATCATTACCCAAAAATTTCGCACAATTTGTAGATTCAAATTTTGGAAGAGCATTATTTATTTCTTTAGCATTTATTATGTTATTTACTCATAATGTATTAGGAGTTGTAGCGTTAATTTTTGTATATATATTAATAACACGTTCCGAACAAAATACCGGAACATACCAATTAAGGAAGTTTGTTCCTACCCAGGCAAAAAAAGATAAATATTTAAGTTCTATCAATCAATTCCCCGTTACTTTAGAGGAAGAACAGATTCAAAATTTAGTTCCATTTGTAAAAAACGGACCAGCTTCAACATCTGTTTATAAGCCTGTGTCTGGCGACTTACATGATGCTGCTAAGTTATAGACCCGATTTTATTATTCTGTGTTTGTCATCCGTGCAAACATTTTATTCGCACCTTTTATTATAAAATGAAATGCTATTAATCCACCTGCTATTCCTAATACAATCTCTAAATACTTGAAATTTTTTAGTTCTGTTGGTGTTTTTTTATCACTCGTATTTATACCTGTTTTCACACCATCCATATCTATACCTTCCGTAACCTCTCCATTATCTTGGACTGGTTGACAATCAATATATATATCGTCCTCTCCATCAAGTGTTTTCTCTGTGGTCCCTCTTTTATTATAGTAATATTTACTCTCATCAATCTTTTTTATACTGTTTTTTTGTTCTGATATTAATGAAGAGAGAGAATTCATGTCTTTTACTGACATATTTATTGAACTATTTACATCAAATAATATAATGTTATAGTCACCGGTGCATGGTTTATACGGAACATTTCCTTTATAATAGAAAAATCCAGACTTGGGAATAAAGTTATCCAGTGTATAATTATTGATATTTATAGCACTCTCGTTATTCGTTTTTGAAGAAATAAATGGTATTATTTTGTCGAATGTTGTATTTGATTCTGAAACAGCATCACTTTTATTAATAGGAATGCATAATAATAAATTTTCACCTGATGTACTTATATGATGAATAAAAAGCTCTCCTTCTACTTTAGAACCGTAATACGAATTTAAGGATGGTTTATATAATCTAACATCTGAAACACTATAGTTATCTCCATTAAATAACACCTTTGCTGTTCCATCGTAAGAGAGAGAAATATATGTCCCGTTGTTTTTAACTGTTAACGAACTATTAGCATAAGAATAACTAAAGTTACATGTTAAATCGCATTTATTATTTGTTTTTTCTATATTTATTGGTGTATCTGAAATCCTACAAGACATTTAATATATTATAATAATAAAAAAATCTATTTATACATTATATAAATGAATAATACTAAGAAAAATAAAATTAAATTAAGGAGTTCATCAAAGAAAACCAAAAAAATTTATCGTAATAAAATGATGTCGTTGAGGAAAAAAATGAATAATAATAAGGATACGAGAACCAGACATGGGGTAGATTTTAATAAGACTCTCAAGCGAAAAATCATTAAGCATGAAGGTGGCATAAGCATTATAACCGCAAATAAAATAAAGGGTGGTAAGGAATTTAATGAAAAAAAAAAAGAGATATTTAATCTTATATCATTAATTAATAAAAAGGAGAAGAAGAGTGATATTAAAGGTGTTGGTATAATTAATACCTATCTAACTGAGACGTTAAGGTTAAAAACATACAATAGAATTAAAGATTTTGTTATCAATTATATTCAAAATTTATCCCCTGAAATACATAATAATTTAAGTGATAATGACATCGCAACGTTAAAGAAGATTATTATTAATCTAAAAGCATATAGAAATGTTCTTAAAAAGAATGCTCCGACTAATATTGTTGTTAATAAAATCCGAGATGGGTTGACAATCAAAAAAAAGAATCTAAAGGGAACATCTAATATTGTTAAGGCTGTCAGTAAACCCGCAGTTAAACCTGCTGTTAAGGCTGTCGGTAAACCCGCAGTTAAACCTGCTGTTAAGGCTGTCGGTAAACCCGCAGTTAAACCCGCTATTAAACCTGGCGTTATTCAAGGTGTTAAACCTGCTGTAAATACACTAACTCTAAGTAGCTTCAAAGAAGAATTAACAAATACTCTAAAAATAGTTATTGAAATAAAAAAAGCTAGTGGCATAATTAAAAAGTATCCTAAGAAAGAAGACCAAGAGACCGCATATAGAAATATTTTAACTTTTATAAATCGTTTTAATAAACTTAAACCAGAAGAGACTGTTAATATTACAAATATTGACGAACAGAATATACAAATTATACTTGATAACATTAAAATTATTAGAAATGAATTAAGGAAGGCTATACCAAGTGACACAAATATTAATGGATATTTCAACCGTTTTAATAGTAAAAAATTTGGAGCCCAAATAAAAGGAATTGTTAGTCTTGTTAATAGCATTAATGAAGCTGGAATAAATAAACAAGACGGACAAGTTGTAACCTTTTTTAAAAATTTGGGTAAAGATAAGGAAGATGCATCTGGAAAAGGACTTATCAAGAAATATGGGAAAGAAGATGACCGAAAAAAAGCATTTAAAAAAATAACAGACTTCTTAAACTTATCAAGAAATTTAGAAAAGTATAGTATTATTTATGATCTAACAACAAGTGATAAGAACGATATATTATATGTCATTAAATATGCTAAGATATATAGGGACATACTAAAAATGACAAGTCCGACTGACACAGATTTTGAAATTTTTACACAACAAGCGAATTTAATAAAAACAAATGATGAAGGCAATAAACCAATTAATAAATCAGACACTAAGCCCGACGGCAAAAAGATACAAATAATAGAAGAAAAAAAAACCTCCAAAAAAGCAACCTTAAAACTAGAATTATTTGTTATAATGAAACTTTTAGAAAAAATAAATAAGAATATGCCGGTTGATTCTGGTGAAGGTATAATTAAAAATATTACTCCTCCTGAAGCCCAGAAATCTTCATTAGATAAAATTAAAAAGTTTTTGGAATCATTCGGTAAAAAATCACCGACTACAATTTCTCTCTTATCAAATGAGGATAGGGTTAATATAGATAATATTATTAAATATACAAAACTATATAGGGTCGCATTAGATGAGATTAATCCCACTGACGATGAACTTGATAAATATAAGAAACTCAACGCACCTTCTAACATAGCGCCTGTTACCAAAGTCGATAACAAAAAAAACGGCATTAAGGTTATAAATAAACCTATTGTAACAAGTGAGAAAGACAGAACGATTATATTAAAATTAGTTCTTCCGAGTGGAGTTAATCTTAAATTAGATGACAATGGACAAAATGACATATCATCAACTATTGAAGGAATAAATACAGCAATTACAACTAATTAATTAATTAAAAACCTATTTCAAAATTACTTAATATAAATGTACAGTCTGATAATACCTTATGATATGGTTCGTCATATTTATATGTTTTCATTAAATTAGATATCCCTGATATTATCTTAGTATTAAATTCTACAATATCATCCGATAAATTTAATAATTCAGTATAAATATCTCGTATGTCTGATATTTTTATTCGCACAAATCTCAATAGTATATTATATTCGTTTAATAATTCTTGTAATTTAATGATACTATTCTCTCGTGTTTGTCCGTATAGCCATCTTGTAAGTGATTGTGTTATTCTTTTTTTATCAATGTATAAGATTCCTTCTTTATCAAATCCGATTTTATCATTTTCTTCAACGAATTCTAAATTATCTAATTTCGACCTAAACATATTAAATTCTTCATATAAGTTTTCTATCTCAGTGTTTTGTTTTGATTTATTCATATCTATACTTATATATAAATAACAAGTATTTATTATATCTTCATTACAATATAATAATTTTTGTATTTTTGTAAATCATAAATATGGGATATAACGAGGTTCACTATTCTCGTAAATACTCACATTAAACGCGTCGTTATGCCCTTCTACATAAACAGAGTCTCCGTCGTATATTTCATCACATCCTAATGTATTAGTACAACGCCTTCCTTTTTTATTAATTGGTAATTTAATATTGTTATTACCGGTCAGAGTGTAATATTGCCACTTATTACGGTTTGCGTGCAACGGTCTACCAAATACAGGCAGTATCAACTCTGAACCACTAACTCTTGTGGCAATGCCTACTTGATTGTAGTTTAAATCATAATTACTGGTTGATACATTTATTGGTATCCTTCCCCTAATATCAGGTATATTTGTTGGATTATAGAACGGGTTATTTTTTAATGGAGGTGCGTAAGGATTCATAAATACGTTATCGTGTTGAGTAGAGTATTGTGTATTTTGTCTATTATATAAATCATTATTATTCCCGGGTTCAATAACAACTATATTTTGTCCTTCTCTCTCAGACTCTATTTTTTCTCTATAATTAGTAAGTGGATTTATCTGATATGCTAAATATATTATACCCACAACAAAAACCATTATAAATAACATAGTTACATTTTCAAAACATAACACACCAGGAGGACATTTTTTTGGCATTATGAATGATATACATATATATAATATTTTTATATATGTAGTAGTTTTATATTTGTATATACAGTTTATTAACAATCTATAGAGAGAAGGACGTTATAAAATAATTTTACACAATTTTTATTCAATAATATATATTTTTTATGCAATATTTATTGTCCTGGTTTTAAAGAACTAATCATAGAACCCATATTCTGTAAAGATTTTGTCATAGAATCTAAATTTAACCCTGACATTGTATCCTTTGCCATCTTCATCATTGGTTGCATCTCATCAAGTGTTTTCATTAACCCCTGTTGTTGACTAATTAAACCTTTTGTATCAGTAGTTAGTTGTTGCATACCACCAGATCCAAGCATATTTTGTAAATTGTTATATGCCTGTTCCATTGTTGCCGCGTAATCTACGCGTTTTCCAATTTCAACGTCTTCCTCATATTCTGTTGCTGGAGCCGGTGTGCTTGAAGGAACATTTCGTTGCTGGAAACCATCTTTTTTTATAGTCTTTTTAGTCTTTTTAGTTTTTTTAGCCTTCTTTTTTTCCCCATCAAATCCTTCAACCCCAGCTTTATTTCTATTCCCCATATAAAATACGTTTGTTACTAGTAAAGTTGTAACTATAATAATTACCATATTTCTTGTGTAATATGATGTTAATATACCTATTATAATCATAAACGCTAAAGAACCAAACTCATTAGCTGATATTAATCCTACAACATTCGTAATCGCAATAAATAATAAAGCGTATAAGATAAATTTATTGGTTGTAAAACTCTGTAATAACTTCATATATATATTATATACTAAAAAATATAATATAAAATTGAATTCATTAGTATTCATCATTTTAATTTTAAATCCTTTCCAAATTATATTTACATATATGCCTCAAATTTAAATACTTATCGGTTATGACTACTTTGGGTTATACCGAGTTATACAACTCATACACACATGGCGAGAGAATATATTCTCTAGAAAATGAGAATAACAATCAACAACGAGTGATAATTAATTTAGGTCAAAAATTTGATGGAAATATATTTGTATATAACTTTGTTGATATAGATGAATTTTACGGTGACATTGGAGAAACATACAATTACGAATGGGTTCGATATCTGTCACATGATATTAGCTCCGAATTTTTAAAACACCGTACAATTCGAAATTATAGAGATTTACTTCTAAATGTAAAATCGTATCAACTAAAATTACTCGATACTTATTCTGCAGATACAGGAGAATTGTTTGCCATTGATAAGACTTATTTAATTAATATACTCAAACGTAAATGGCGTAAATGGAACGCTCACAAGAATAAGATTTATGAAATACGTAAAAACCCAAGGGAACTATTTTATAAATCTATTCATGGTAAATGGAGCACTAGAGCCCAGATTTAAGTTTATTTATTTCTCTTATGATTTGATTCCGTTCTAATTTCGAATGTTTCATTATCGTTTCTTCTGATAAATTTGTATCTACTAATAACTGTTTCATATTTTTATTTACCTGTTCATCTATATACTTTACTAAATCTTGTAATCTCTCTATTTCTTCCATTATAGTTGAATTTTCACGAATTTCTTCGTCCTTATATAATGTTTTTATGTCATGTAAATACTGGTTATCGTTTGAGTTTATGAGTACTTCTTTATGTAACTGTCTCTCTTTGGTCAAATTCTTAATTTCATTTTCTATTATAAATAATATCTGATCTCTTGTAAATGTTTCCATTATATTTAATAAATAATATATTAATTTAAATATAATATATAATATAGGGTATAATGTTGATACTCTGGAAATATTAAAATCTACTGGATTATTCTGGCAATATCCGGTTAAAACAGATGAAGAATTCTATAATCAAAACAGAAATAATCCAAATTTTTGCGGTATTCCATGGGCAACTATTATTGATAAAAGACTAATAAGTAATTCACTAATGAGGGTTTTATTAAATTTTTGTGATAATAATAAAGAATATTATACGTGCTGTCAACACATAAGCTTTCGTAAAATTATTACATTCCCGTTATATGCTGTAAATATAGAAGATAAATCAAGAAATAATGAATTCATTAATAAAGATTTTTTAAATAAAGATAGGGGGTATTTATACTCTTTTATGGGTGGGGTCCAACATAAATATTGCTCTGCAATAGAATATGTAATAAAATACCAATATTTGAGAATTATCATTATAATAACTAAAAATTATTATTTACAAATATAATTTATTAGTTATAATTATTATGGAAAAAATTTGAAAAGAAATATTATATATTAATTCATTATAATCCAGACGTAAATCATTAAACTATTATTATTCGATATAAACTCTGTAAAAAGATTAGAAATGATGAAGTTACATTTTGTTTGTAAATCATTACAAACAAACTATACACTGTGAAAAAATATTCAATTCTTAATATGGCAATGCAAATTATTATATTGCTATTTTGACTTGTTTAAAAACAAATATTAAATACAGATTGTGAAATATTTACACTTTTATATTTCAAATGCCGATATTATTGTAATAACATAAAGAATTATCTACGTATATATGCAAATCTCTGTTTCTATTATAGCACTCTGTAATATAATGCCCATCTGCGTCATATTTATTCAATATCCATTCTTGATTTTTACATAATTGATAAGGTATTAAAGTCATTGCAGTATCAATTTCATGAACAGCTATGTTGTTACCTTTAATTCTGTTATGTTGATTAAATGTATACATTTTAGTATTATCAACGCAATTTATTAACTTATACAAATTTGGATGAATTATATTGTCATCATCTAAATAATATATCAAAGTGTCTGGATTTGTAATTTTACTTAAAGCATAATTTCTTTGCGAATTCCCTGATATACCTCCACCATTATAAACATATTCTTTAATTCTATCATTTTCTTGATGTTTGAATAAGTTTGGGTTATCAATTATTTTACTACCATCATATACAATAATCCACTCATCTATATATTCAAAATTAATACTTTTTTTTATTTCTAATAAATTATCCACTCTATATGATGGAGTTATTACTGTTAACTTATTTGTATTTTTAAATATACTCTCTTCTTCACCTTTTATTAATATAAACAATTTGTCGTTATCCCAACCAGTTGAATTTTTATTAATATGGTCCAATTCTACAAAATAATAATCTTGGAACTTATCCAATATAGGGGTTAATCTGGTTATGTAATCATTTTCATTGTACGATTTGAATATATCTTCAATAATTAATATTCCTCCAGGTTTTAAATATTGATAAGCATTTTCAATCACTCTTATTTGGTCTTCAAATTGATGTGTTGTATCATCGATTATAATATCATACATTATATTCAAATTACTAAATGCTTTCATAATACTATATTTGCTAGTTACATCTATATCAGCAAGAGTTATTCTATCATTATCAAAATTTTTTTTAAATTTATTGATAAAATCATTGTTATATTCAAATCCATATATTTGAGCATTTATAAAATAGTCTCTCCACATAAGTAATGAACTACCATCTAATATTCCTAATTCTGCTATTATTAGATTTTTTTTTTTATGATTCCTAAATAGTCCGTCATAAAACAAAGTATATGGATGACAATGTCTAACATCTGTTACGTTGATTCTTTGTGAAGATTTATCGGTGTCATATTTTTTTCCAATTTCACATAATTCAGATACACAAGTATTATAATTTATTTTTAGGGTTTCCATATTTATAATTTATTATTATATAAAAATAATGATAAATTAATTTAATTTTTCTATTCATTATATCAATAAAGACATATTTTTATAATGAATAAAACGATATATGTTATCAAATAATAAGATTTTGTATTAATTATATGCAATATTAAATTTTGATATACAGCATATATTAGTATAATTATCACCATATATAATTTTTACAACACTCATATACTATTTGTTCGACCCTTTAAATATAATATTATAATACTTAACAATCAAAGTCAAAAATAAATACTATTATTTACTGGACTGCTAGAGGAACACAACCAGGTATTGATTGGTTTGATATTACATATAAAAATGTTAATTCTGATACATTTTTTCAGAAGATATTATAAAACATTTCCGTAAATAATATAAAAATATCCAACTATATTATTTAGCAATGTCCAAAAATAATCAAGAACCACTATTAACTGAAAATAATGACCGTTATGTCATGTTTCCCATACAGGATAATGATGTATGGAAAATGTATAAAAAACAAATGGACTGTTTTTGGCGTGCTGAGGAAATCGACATTTCAAAAGATCTGAATGATTGGAATAATTTAACACCTAACGAACAACATTTTATTAAAATGATATTGGCTTTTTTTGCTGCAAGTGATGGTATTGTTCTAGAAAATCTTGGGATGAGGTTTATGAGTGAAGTCCAACTTTCTGAAGCAAGAGCATTTTATGGGTTCCAAATTATGATGGAAGGAATACATTCAGAGGTTTATAGTCTATTAATTGATACATATATTAAAGATAAGGTTGAAAAAAATCAGTTATTTAAAGCGTTAGATAATTTCCCATGTATCAAAAAAAAAGGTGATTGGGCTATTAAATGGATAAATGATAAGCGTAGTTCATTCGCAACTCGTTTATTAGCATTTGCTTGTGTCGAAGGTATTTTTTTCAGTGGTGCGTTCTGTTCTATTTTCTGGTTAAAAAAACGCGGTTTAATGCCTGGTTTAACTTTTAGTAATGAACTTATTAGCCGTGATGAAGCTATGCATACAGAGTTTGCTATTTTATTGTATAATAAACTACTTAATAAATGTAGCAAAAAGAAGGTTTTAGAAATTATTAAAGAGGCGGTTGAAATTGAAAAGGAATTTATTACAGAGTCATTGCCGTGTAAATTAATTGGGATGAATTCAAAGTTAATGTCTCAATATATTGAATTTGTAGCAGATAGACTACTTGCACAGATTGGTTTTGAAAAATATTATAATACGGTTAATCCATTTGATTTTATGGAAATGATTAGTATTGAAAAAAAAACGAACTTCTTTGAATCTAGAGTTGGAGAATATTCATTAAGTGAAGGTAACAAATCTAAGGCGACGTTTGATTTTGATGATGTTAGTTTTTGATTATTTGTTATTTAATATTAAATAGATTAACTCCTAATAAATATATGGATAATTTAAAAATTAATATCCAAGAAAAAAACTATATGTTTCAATACGATCGTTAAAGATGAATCTCATCTTATCCTAGATACTTTAAAACATCTATCATTCTATATCCAAGTTTGATTATTGGGTAATATGTGACACTGGATCAACACATGATACAACTGAAATTATAGAAATTTTCTTCTCAGAAAAAGGAGTTAATGGAGAGTTGATACGACATAATTGGGACGGGTTTGGAGTATGTCGGTCTTATGCGTTAACAAACGCTTATAACAAAAGTGACTATGTATTCATTTTCGATGCTGATGAGAAAATTAATGGTAAATTTTCTCTCCCAAACGAATTAGATAGTTCATTTTTGTTTCATTTGTTTTATTTGTTTCATTGTGTTTTTTGTTTTGTAAATGTTTTTGAAAGTCTGTTTTTCTGTTAGCAGTATATGAGCACTTAGAACAATATAATTTATTATTTTCATTTTTGAGAGTTTTTGAGCCCATTTTCTTATATATATGAAACAAAAAACTCTCTCTAAATATATTATAAATATCATTTTTGTATCAAGAAATTTCTTTATATGGTAACAAATGTATTTACTATTTAAACTGTTTTTTACATGTCAGTAGCAAACACTACGTTTTTCTCAAGACTTTTTGAACTTTCGAGTTTTGGACATTTTTTTGTCCATTTATGGATATCTCTGAATTATTTTTATATATATAATAAAATACAGATATATAAATTCTACCAGAGAAGTTATTTAGGGACAAACATGGGGTCTGGGTGTGTGACCCCGATTCCTGTTTAATATCTCATATACTAAATAACAACATTGAATCAATAAAATTTCCCTTGAAATAATATATAACATAAAAATATAATTAGAAAGAAAATCATATTACTCATTAAAAATGAAGTATCCATATACAATTTTCTTTCGCAACGAAGAATATTCATATATTGATAATTTTTTAATTAATAATAATGAAGATTTAGATTGTTCAATTTTTATAACAAGTGATATAAATGATATAAATAAATTATTTGATACTAATTATCAAGTATTAATCACATTTGGTAAAAATATGGATGAATATTACAATATTATATCAGATATCCCGAAAAGAATAAAATATAGATATATTCATTTATCAGAAATAGAAACAATACATGAATTAAATGTTGTCGTTAATAATTGTTTTATTAATAATTGTGTATACAATAGAGAAATAACAAGACCTATTTTTTCAGTATTTACACCTTGTTATAATTCCTATCATAAAATAAAGCGAGCATATGAGAGCCTAAAAAAACAAACACTGAAAGACTGGGAATTTATAGTGATGGATGATTCACCTACAGACGATCATTTTAATTTCTTAAGAGAATTAATGCAAAATGATTCACGAGTAAGATTATATAGAAAAAGTGAAAACAACGGAAATATCGGAAATTTAAAAAACGAAACGGTATCTCTATGTAGAGGGAAATATGTTTTAGAGTTCGACCATGATGACGAGATATTACCCTTTGTTTTACAAGAATCAGCAGATTATTTTGATAAAAATAGTGATGTTGGATTTATTTATATGGATTTTATTTTACTTTACGAAGACGGGTCGAATCACTCATATGGAGATTTCATATGTAAGGGATATGGTGGATATTATTGTCAAAAATATAATAATAAATGGGTAAATGTCTATAACACACCAAATATTAATAACATTACCCTTAGTCATTTAACGTGTTGTCCAAACCATCCAAGAATTTGGAGAAAATCATCTCTACTTGATGCCGGAAACTATAGTGAATTTTTGCCTATATGCGATGATTATGAAATTATACTTAAAACAGCATTAACAACCAAAATCGCTAAAATACATAAATTTGGATATATACAATACATGAACGACAACGGTAATAATTTTTCATCTATTAGAAATAGTGAGATTAATCGAATTGGACCTAAATACATATATCCTATATATTATAACACATTGGGAATTAATGAACGTATGAAGGAGCTTGGAGCACATGAGGATGAAAAATATATAAGTAATCATAGTAAGATATGGGAAAGAGACGATTCTTATCAACATAAATATATCAATAACATCATAAATATTGATTACAATATGCAATACTGTATATTAGGATTAGATAGTTTAGTTTTTAATATTGATAAAATTAAGAAATTATATGAAGATGAGAATAATGATTTTATAATATTGGAAAACAAAAGTTCTCTGGAATATCTACAGAATAAACTAGATAGTTTAGGTTTTGAAAATATGAAATGTTATTCTCTGATTAATTCAAGTAAAAAAGAGTTGACTAACTATTTCAAGATGTTGTATAATTCAGTCAAAAAATATGAAATAATTGATGTAGATAATGTCAATTAAAATATGTACGTCAGATGACTATTTTGAGAAATACATAGATATAGATTATAAGTTTGATGTTATTTTTATTGATGGGGCGCACCAGGTTGAATATATTATTAAGGATATTAATAATTCAATTAACGCATTAATTAAAAACGGTATTATATTTGTCGACAACATAATGCCAAACAATTATAATGAACAAATGAAAATACCGACAAATCATTATTATGAGAACAATATATTAAAATATGGAGAACCGTGGACAGGTGATGTTTGGAAAATTATGTATTATATGCTAATTAATTTTAAAGATAAGTTTACAATTACTTATTTCACAAATATAAATTATAGGGGGAGTAGCTATGTTAAAAATGATAGATTATTTTCAAATAGACGTCAACGAATTGGATGTAATAAATAGTTATGATTATTTCATAGATTATAATAATTATTTAGAATTGATAGAATATGTTAGTGTAAGAGATAAGTTAGATTAAAGATTTTAGTATTTGTAGTTGAGTGTGTATATTATGGAAATTATACGAGTATTCAATATCATCTTTGATATCTTCTAATAATTTGATTCCCTCATCATATTTTTTTAAACCGTTACATGCGATAGATAATTCATAATATAGGTGTTTACCATAAGCGGTACTTTGTATATATTTATATTTTTTCTTAACATTTTCGTATGTCAACGGTAATGCTGTATGTAATAATTTATAACTAACATCATATTTACTAATTCTATTACAGTATATACTGAAATAAAAATACGGTTCACATCTATCAGGACATAAGCTGATAACTTTTGTATAATAAAATTTTATTTTATCAAAATTTTGAATGGTTTGTTCCATTAATAACCCTAGGTTAACATATACTTCATAGTATATATTAATGAGGTCTTTGTCATGTGTTTTGGTTATCATATGTTCGCACTCTTCAAAAACTTTAATTGATTCTGTTATTCTATCATTTTTTTTTAAAATTAGTGCTTTTTTATATAAATTATACATTGTAGTATTAGCTGAGTAATATTTAGTATCTATGATAACGCTATTAAACGTATAAATATTATTACAAAGTTTAGAAAAACAAGTATTTGATATATTATTAGAAATATTAAGTTTATTATTATCTCTAATTGTAAAATTTACACTATTCATTATAAATAATATATAAATAAGTTTTTATATTATAAAATTTGTTTATATTTAGAATTTTATTTACATCTTAAATATAAATAATGGGAGAGTTGACTTATAAAAAGTTTCAACTAATTGTATGATTAAATATGATAGTACTTAACGAATATCATACCATAAAAAAACATTAGAGATGTTATGTGATACGATTAATTTTCCTTATTGAAAAAATAATCAAATATGGAGCTATTGATATATTTGAAAGAATTCTTATTAAAAATATTGGGTTGCTGATTGGAAACATATATGGGGAAATTTGAATCTATCAATTACTCATCAAACTCATAAATATTTGAAATTCCTACAATAAACAAAATTAAGAATTTTTAAATTATAAATGATATTAGTAATATTTTATACTTACACACTAAATGCGTAAGTTATGATGATAATTACGCACAAGAAAATAACTGGTTAGATATGATCTTATATTTTTAGTAGAAGAATATTAAGAATGTATTGAAAAAATATATATTTATGATATTGTTGATTGTAATTATACTAATAATATTTAAAATCAATCCCATTATAGTGGAAATTTTTGGAGGGCATCTTCAAATCACTTAAAGTCAATTCAATTAATTAACGAAAAAATATTAATAAAATGGACGCTGAAATGTGGTTATTTAAGAATAACCCTGAATTTTATGTGATGTGTTCGTCTAATATAAATCATTATCATTCAAATTATCCAATGTCTATGTATGATATGTCAAATAAATCTAATTATAAAATAGAGTATGATACATGAAATAATAGAAATATGTTCAGATGGTGATATTTTTGGAACTGAACATAAAATATTTTTACATAAATTAAATGACTTTAAATATATGTAAAAATATCATATTATATATCTCTATTTCTCAGTTGAAAAAAAGAATACTTGGAATAATCTCCCATTTTCTTTTGTATCTCCAAAATAATCATCAGACATATGAAATCTATTAGCATTAAATAAAATTAAACGATTAAATACGTTTCCAACTTTATCAACAAGTTTCCATTTTGTTAAGTCTTGACTGTATTTATCAGTGTCACTTTTATTTGAGAGTATCTCCATATCTCGTTTACACGTCGCACCATCATTAAACCTGTAGAACGATGTTCCGGATGAAAGTGGTGCGTCTGGAGTCATATACAATACTCCTGCCCAATTATTCCCACTATCAATATGAATCCAAGAACGATCGCGTGACGTTGTATATTGGAACGCACCATTATAAATTTCGTTATCATTAATATTTTCTCCTGTAGGCATTTTAAAATCTATTATTTTCCCACTAAGTGGTTCAACAATATTCTGTATAGAGTCTTTTAATTCATTATTTGCAAACGATATTGTTCTTTGACCTGGATAATTACCTCTTACTTTAAATTCTTGCGTAAGTATATAGTTTCTTGTCTCTAAAGGATTATTATAAAAATTATCTATTACTATTAATCCACAAGATGGATTCCTTTTTTTGATATCACTCAACAAATTTTTTGAGTTATTATGTTCCTTTATAAATGGTTCTAGTGATATATCTATTTTCTTATGTATATCAATAATTTGTTTTTGTTGAAAAGAATGATCCGTTGTTAATTTATCTTTCAAGTTATCTTCAGGATAACTTATCTTTGTTATAACTGGTATATACATTTTGTCGTATTTTGCGTAATTACAATTACTAGGGATTTGTATATGATATTCGTCACATTCTACTTTAACGCATTCTATTTTTGTGTATATATCTTTTGTATTAATAGTTGAATAGCTTGATATTTTCGACCCTATCCTTGTATGTTCTTTTAGTGTCTCATATAGAAAGTTATTAAATCTATTTATACATGCGTGAGACGGATTTTCTTCTAAAACATAATCATCAAAATAGATACAATCAAATATATCTGTTATTTGTAACATATCTTCCCATCTACCTTTAACTAAATTTATTAATAACTCTGGTCTCTCTAATAAAATTTTTTCCTTAAATCCTTTTATTTTTTCCCATACAATTGGTGAAGCTTCAATAATTGTATATTCTGTTACATTATTATACGAACATATCCGCGACGCACTATAACCAAAACCAAAACCTATCTCCAATACTTTACCAAATGGTTTCAATTTATCTATGCTTTTTTCCATATATGGTTTTTCCCATTCCATCATTATTTGATGTTTTCCATCTTCATTACACAATATTTCCTTATCAAAAATATCATTTTTATATATTAATTTCATTTATATTTCATTTAATTAATTTGTTTCTAAATTAATTTTACCATTTATTATTATTCATATTTTCATTATATTCATTTATAGTTTCTGTATTTTCTGTATATAATTTTTCTTTATAGATGCCAATATATTTTTCTAATAACAGTTTGTTCTTATTTTTATAAGAATCTTTAATTAATAAAAACAGATGTTCTTCATTTATACCGCATCTTACAGGCACAAATTTTGAATTTGGCATTAAATATGCTCTCTTATTATATTCACTACTAGTGTCTCTAATAATCTCATTATTAACCAACATACCAAACATATAATATTAGATAACATAATTAAATCTAATTTCAAATTTTTTCGGGAATTTCGGGAATTTCGGGATTTTCAAAATAACACGGAACATAAACATTTTGTTTACCCAGACCAATGCCTAAAGAGGACAAATCAGCCACGACTTCTATAAACACAAAACTATTACATTCATTTGGAAGATGATTCTCTGAACTGCTATCCCAAAAACCACCAGGTAAATATGAAATTTTATCACGTACACCTATTGCAAATGCGCTTCCAGTGTAAACCATAGTATTTGTATGATATGATGGTGCTTGTGATACTTGTATTCCAGCACCTCGTACACCAACATGATCTACCGGGGTTGGACCCTGGCTACCTTGTACACCTATGGGACCCTGACTACCTTGTGAGCCTGTGGAACCTTGTGCACCTGTGGAACCTTGTACACCTATGGGACCCTGACTACCTTGTGAGCCTGTGGAACCTTGTGCACCTGTGGAACCTTGTGCGCCGGTTGAACCTTGTACACCTATGGGACCTTGTGCGCCTGTGGAACCTTGTACACCTATGGGACCCTGACTACCTTGTGCGCCTGTGGAACCTTGTACACCTATGGGACCCTGACTACCTTGTGAGCCTGTGGAACCTTGTACACCTATGGGACCCTGACTACCTTGTGCGCCTGTGGAACCTTGTACGCCTATGGCACCCTGACTACCTTGTGAGCCCGTGGAACCTTGTACACCTATGGGACCTTGTGCGCCTTGTGCGCCCATGGCCGCAACTCCACAGCCAGATGAACAACATTTATTATATACACATCCACTTTCAAAATCTGTTATTGGACCAGATGGTTTAATGTTTTGTATAGCATTACTATACGGACTATTACGACATTTAAACATATATAATAATATAACATAATAAAAAATATTTTATATTATAACTATCTAAAATTCATAATATTCATCATATTAACTTTTGGTTGTATTACTCTTCTAGGATTATTTTTCTTTTCAAAGAAAACATCATTGACCTTTTCAGGGATGTCCCAGCTGTTAAATGTTATTTTTTTAAAGATACTATCTATTTCAGTCTTCGTAAAATTATCCCGATTATATGTTATTGTGTTTAAGCCATTGTTCCCATTATCATCGATAAATTTATTAACAACATTATTATCAAGATTCCTATGTGAACCATGGTACAATAATACCCAATCTCTTGAGTTTATATCTGAAAAATTACTTCTATCAATTACAAACTTTTTCCTTTCTAGCCTTTTTTGTAGACAATTATCTTCAAAACCCCACCCCCAGTAGTTAGGAAAACCATTTATAGATTCAAATACGTCACCCTTTATGGAAAATATACCACCTAAAGCAAATTTAAATCCAAAAAAATGTCTAACTTTTACTGCGTCATCATCATTTATAATATAATTAGGAATAATACCTTTTACTCCTGGCATTGTATCTACATCATTAAATACAAAGGTCATATCTTTATAATCATTTGGATATTTATTCTTAATGTATAGAAATCCAAGATTTTTCATAGCACCTCTATTAAATTCACGCTTATCTCCTTGTTCAGAAATTACAAACTCATATTTAACATTGTCATCAAATTCTTTTAATAAAAAAGTCATATTTCTCATATAGCAATTTAGATGGGCTTCTCTCTCTCTATAAGGTATAATAAATACGATATCAGGAATCATATTTGTAGAAAGGATATCATCATTCATTTCAGTTACTCCCATATTATCTTCAGTATAAACCACATCAATTCCATTATCACTTTCTGTATCTGAATTATCATCGGATGGATAGTTATATGATAAATTTATGATATCTTCAGTTTCCATTATTATATTACTATAATACTAGATAAAATCTTATTAATTTAAACATATTTAAGAATAATTTTCTCTGGAATAAGAGAGTCTCGCATTTTTTCTAATTTCTTAAAACATTTATTAATAGTGACTTCACTTATTTCGCTTACAGTTCTAACGTCCTTCTTACTAATATTTAAATTACAAGTTTGGCATACGAAATAAATTATCCCTGCAGCTACAGAATGAGGTGTATTTTCTGGTATTAAATTCTTCTTCTCAATACACAAAGATATAAATTTACAAACCTTAGTTAATTCATTATTAATATTAAGCTTACTACAGTATCTCTCAATAAAGGATATAGGGCGAGTTTCACATAATACAGTTTTTTCATTTCCAATAATGTTTTTTTCCAGTTTATTAAGAATAGTAATAGCGTTTTTACATCCCTTTGTTGCGCTTGTATTATCTAAATTAAATACCGCAGCAATTTCTTTTGCTGTTCTTGGAAAATTATTAATTCTACCTGAAATATAAATTGACGCAGCAATAATACCATCTCTGTTAAGTGCCCTAAATGTTTTTTCTTGTGATATTTTTTTATGGTAAAATAATGCGTCATCTATGATAAATTTCGGAATACCAGAATTATTAGCCATTACCTTAATACGTTCAAACTCATTATATTGTGATTTTTCTCTATAAGGCATAGACTGCCATTCAGTATATCGTCTAATCTTTTTCATCTCGTATGAAGATTTACCACCACAAATTAATTTACATCCATATGAAGATTCCTTAAGTAATGGGTTAATAGGCATTCCACATCTCGTAGGGTCCTTATTTTGGTTATCATTTGCTCCATAATATCTCCATTCTGCTGTTTGGTCGAGTCTATCTTTATAAAGTATTCCACATTTGTTATTCGTGCATTGTAAATATCCCTCATCTCCTGTTTTGACTTCACTATTGCATGTATCACATATTTCTCTTTGTTGTGAAGTATTATCATATACGCATTCAATGACTTTTTCACTTTTAATATCATCGTCAAACTTAGACCATAAATCTTTGATTACCTTATTATTTTTATTTTTTTTTGTATAATTCAAACGTTTAATATTATCCATATCTATTAATTACATATGTCAATAAATTAAATATCAAAATCAATTTTATAACTATACATTATATTTATGGGTAATCAAAATTCATTATTAAATGATAATTCAAAAAAAAATATGGGAGACTGTATTAAGTTTTTAAAAGAAATAGATAGGATAGCAATAAAGTATATATTTACACATGAAGTAAATAAATTAAAGAATTTAGAAAATAAAGAATATTGTAGTAGACTTATACATCTAACATCAGATATATTAGAAGAAAAATTCAACATTAGAGAGATTGAATGTATATATCAACGAATAAAGTACGGGATAGAACCAAAATTAAATGTTAAAAAAAGACAAAATAATACTGAAGAAGAATTGACTAAGAAGAAAATATTAAGTACAACTATAGCACAATTTTATATAAAATTAGCACATGTTTATTCGTGTATAATGATGACACTTAACCCAATATATAAAAATGACGAAGTTTCTGAAAATAATGGGATTAATAACTTTAAGAATAAATTGTTTCTTCCTAAAGGATGTCAAAAGTCAAATTTATTAAAAAATATTAAACCACAATCTGATATATCAGAACAATTAAGGATAGAGATAGAACCATATACAAAACAATCATTTAATAGTAAAAATAGAGAGAACGATATGATAAATAAAACAAATGATGAAGCTGAACTATTTGAATTAAAAAGTTTATATTATGATAAATACAATTTTAACACATGTAGATATAATGGAATGAGTGATTCAATACATAATAAGTATTTGAATGATGTAAAGGAGTTTTATAGAGAGTTTTCCGGGGAAAGTATTATCCCAAATGGAATAATAAGTTTCTCCGAAATTAAACTATGTGATTTTAATAATTCAAAAATAGATAATATTAGACCAAATAAAAACATAAGTTTTACATTACTCGCTAAAAAAATGAAAGAGAGTATACAAAACACCAATAAATTTAGGGAGAAAATATTGTATATTTTAGATGAAATGTTTTATTCTAATAGAGATAATAATAACAATACTATAAAAATAAATCCAACATTAACTATTGATCAATTAAGTAAATTAATTGATTTAGCAAGAGAGACAATTGTTGAGATATATATAAATAGTGAAAAAGATAGTTCTGATATAGTAAGATTATATGAAGCTATAATTGAAAAACAAATTAAACAAACAAATGAATTAAGGCAGATAAATTTAGAGAGACAATTAAAAGAAGTATTATTAAGTGAATAAAAAAATATTGCGTTATAATATAACTATGGATTTACAAGAAGGTGGTAGAAGAAGACGTTCAACAAGAGGAAGAAGACATTCAAGACAAAACAGACATAAGAAGTTAAGCGACACAAAATTACGCTCTCGTGAGCGATCTTACCGTCGTCGTAGAAAATCTTCCCATTGCCATGGAAAGAGTATAAAGGCTTGTCGTGGTTCCGCTGGATGCTATGTTGTATCTGGTAAAAAACGCAAATTCTGTCGCAAATACGTAAGCAGACGTCGCTCCAGAAAAGCTTAATAAAATCCTTATAATTTATTATATAAATAATTGAATACAATTTATATTATTAATACGTATAACATCATATTCTTTATTATTATATTTCAATATACAATTTATAATATTTTAGGCAATTAAATAACTGTATCCAGCAATAATTGCAATCTGTAAAATAATCCTAGTGTTTTTATTTACATTAATGTAAAAATTGATTTTATTAATGTAAAAGGTTTAAGGATAATCACCAAATATAGATAATAATGAATATTGAGAATCCTCAACTTTTTAGAGAGAACATAACATATAAATTAAATGTCTTTATTCGAAATAAAAAAAAATCAAAAAACATTGAACGTTCAATATATAATTATTCAATTAAAGAATGTAATAATAAGAGGATTGTAAAGAAATGGACGAGTCAGTTTTTCATTCTTATCTATTGTGATAAATTTAAAACTATTTACTCTAATATTTCAGATGATGAACACCCAGACTTTCGTAATGACGTTATAAATGGATTAATTAAAAGCTCAAACGTTGCGTTTATAGCTCATCATCAGATGAGACCCGACATTTGGAATAATCTAATTAAGGAAAAAATGGAACGAGATAAAAATAAATATGAGATTGATAAGCGTCTTGCAACGAGTGAATTTAAGTGTAAAAAGTGTAAGCAACGAGAATGTAGTTATTATCAACTACAAACACGCTCTGCGGATGAACCAATGACAACGTTTGTTTCATGTATGAATTGTGGCAATAACTGGAAATGTTAGTAAGTGACATGGTATATATATAATAAAACCAATTAGAAAAAATCCTATAAAATAATATAATATAATAAAATATGATTACATTAGCTGGAGAAGGTAGTTCGTCTACGTCAACAGGTTATAATATTCGCACGACATCTTCAAATAAAATACCTTTTTTAAATAATGGGAGAATTGAACACATTGAACGGATTGGAGATATATTTGATTTAAATACAATACAATTTAAGAATCCTTCGGATGATTTCATTTTTGATAGATTAATTTTATATATTTCTGGAACAGAAACAGTAGTATTTGAAATAGATTTATGTGAAATATTACATAATACTAGTTATAAAGAATTTAAAGAAATTATAACTATCGGAGATGATAAATATGTAAATTATAATATCCCTTGGGATCAACATGGATGCCGTAATTTATTAAAACTTTTATCTATTACATGGTGTAATTCACGTTTTGAAATAGAAACATCAGGATCATATGAGGTCGCAAATGCATTTGGTTATTATACATATCTAAATCGTCAAGAAAGATCTTCGTTAATGTCTGGTATAGGATTTGAACAGACATTTAATACAAATCATAAAAATATCATTGCTCATCCTGGAGGAAATAAAAAATTTAAAATTAAACATCTTGGTTGTGTAAATGGTTTCTTCTTAAAAAATTTTGATTTTACAAAAGTAAACAGTTTGGTCTTGAAATTCCAAAACATAGAAATTATTAATATAGATAGGACAAATTATGATATCTATTTGAGAAAGGTAGGCACACACGATTATTATATGCCTTTAGATAATAATTTAGATTATCATAATGTAGATTTAAATTATAAGATAAATTTAGGTCAATATGACGAAATAATATTAGAAATAGATTGTCCTATTGAATTTGTAGGGACTATATTAACAAAGGGATACAATGTATTAATATTTAGAAGCCATATGGCAATGTGTCGTTATAGACATGACTACGGAGAACATATTATTAATCCAATTTTAACACACCAACAAAATCCTGTTTGCATTATTCCAACTTCCAGAAAGATTTTAGGAGATATATTTTGTGGTGTAAATCAACGTGATATTTGTGCGAATGAATATTATATTCATTGTAAATCGTGTAGTAAGAATTTTTTATTAGAAACAACATTGGAATGGGTAAAACAAAAAAAAACGTGTCCTATGTGTCGTTCATCGTGGAATGAAATTGAAACATATAGAAACGTATAAAAAATTAGTAATAATAAGATTAATAATTAATATTAGTGATAAAATTAATAATCAATCTGTTCTAAATTTTGAAGTTTCCAATATTCTTTTTTACCATTAGGTAAAGGGCGACATACAATAAATGGTAAAACATTCTCCTCTAATTCCATTTCAGCGATAATATGACTTTGGATAATATTATTAGATAACTTAATAAATGGCTCTGCACCATTGCTGAGTTGTTTTGATCTTAATCCAAGAATGCGAGCGCGCTCAAATTTAGTTAATATAGGTAATGTTTTATGTAATGGATCGACAATAATTCCATTTTTATCGCGTACAACCTTTGTTAATGCTGATATTTCATCAAAATTTGACTGAATTAAATCATTGTGATAATTAAGAATTTGGTCTTTTCTAACTTCATTATCAAATTTAACATATTCTTCATCACTTAATTCACTTTGAACACTTTCATTATCATCAATAAAGGTTTCATCTTCTTCCATGAATTTTTTAATTAATTCTGATGCGTTGTTAGATACTTGCGGTGTTAAAGTTCTAGAATTAATTCCTTTGTCTTGACTTTCTTCTTCGTTTTCACCTTCATCAATGTCATCATCATCATCGTCGTCATCATCCGCTTCTTCGTCGTCGTCTATGTCGCCTACATCATCTAACACATCTGTAGCGTTGTCATCATCGCCAATTATTTCACTAATATTATCGTGTTCTGTTTCTTCTGGTTCTTCATCATCATCATTATCATCAATAATCTTAATAAAATTTTTTGTTTTATCAATATTAATATTATCCTGTTCAACTGATTCAATGTCGCTCATTATATATTATATGTATTTAAAATATATAAATCATCTTTAAATAAATTCAATTTTATTAATAATATAATAAAATTGAATTTATACATTATTCCAAACAGTATCACAATTACAACACATATAAATATATCTCATATTCACGTCATCATATCTGATAAATAACACTTCGTTTTCAACCCTATCTTCTTCACTATTAGAGTTACATTTAACATTTGGACATTTAACATTATTCTTTCTTGGTAAAGTTGGGTCTAATTTTGTATATTTATTTACTAAATGACTATAATCAGAATCATTCATTTTTTTAACTTGAATCTTAGATACAATAACGTTAGTGGTATCACTATCCTCATTACCACATTTTTTACAGTAATAAGATAACTGTGTTTTTTCATCACTAAATAATTTAATGTAATACATATTATCACACTTACTACAGAAATGCATGGTTGCTTATATATTACTTATATTTATTTCTAATATATATTATTCAATTTTATATTTATTGTTCTAACATTTTATATATATCATATACTTTATTACATGTATAATTCCAATTAATACACGTTCTTGTTGAATACATGCGTGTTTCAACCAAAAATGGTTCATTATATAAAATAGCCATCTTTTCAACGAATGTAATTATTTTATCTTTATTTTTAATTGCATATTCTATCATATATGGTAAAAAGATATCAAAACTTGGTCTCAAATGTTCGGTTTTAATCAAAGTTGAGAAGGAATAATCAATATTTTTATACTGAATAATCTTATTATAATTGTCAAAATCAGTATTTGTCTCTAATACACCGGGTTCGTGTAATAATGGTTTATCATCTAATATACTGACTAATGTAAGCAAAACACTTTTTATATTCTGACAAGACGTCCAACCTTCACCCCTCCATGTATTTAAAATAGAGAGGCACACTTTACCATTTCTATAAAGATTCGGATGAAATCTGGTTGCCCCGTCATTAGTCATATATTTCAATTTAGGTGGTTGTTGTGGATAATTTTCAGGAAAATTAATTTCGAAAAAATAAAATCCATGTTGGTATAGAGTGTCTTGGGGACCGATAATCATAGCATAACCTTTTAACATGTTAGTGTCATCGTGTTGGTAGTATATTCCTTGACTAGTTATAGGATTTCTATAAATATCAGCTATATCGTGAATGAGACGTTTTTGTGTAGTTGTGCTTATATTGTTCGCCATTTTTATAAAAAGATATATATATATTGATGTATATATATCTTTAGATTATTTATATAAATATGTTATCATCGTATAATAAAGTTGTGCGTTAGAATATATTTTTACACTTAAATAATAAAAAAATTGACATAAAAATTACTTGTATATAATAAGTAATAATACAATAACTATGGATGTGTTTAGAGATTTAAGCGATTTCTTAAGACAACATAAAACTGGAAGTGATGACGAAATTACACATACCAGGATTGGAGATGGAAAAACAATTTATGGAGGGAAATATACAATTCCAGAGGAAAAAATGAATATATTTTACAAATTATACCATAGAGAGATTTTTATAAATAAAAAGAAGGAATATTTGACTGAAGTTCAGTTTAAAAATAAACATAGGCCCTTATTGATAGATTTTGATTTCAGATATGATAATAGCATAACAAAAAGAAAACATTCACATGCACATATTGAGGATATTATTATGATTTATATTGATGCTATTAATAAGATTTTTAATTTAAATAATAAAATACCGGTTTATGTTCTTGAAAAGGAAAATGTTAATTGTCAAGATGAACTAACAAAAGATGGCATTCACATGGTATTTGGGATATCATGTGATACAACCGTTCAGAAAATGGTGCGCGATTATGTAAAAGAGGACTTGAAAAATGTATTAGAAGAACTTGAATTAACGAATGATATAGATAGTGTATTAGACGATGGTATTACAAAGGGACATACTAATTGGCAATTATATGGTTCTCAAAAACCAGATAATAAACCATATAAATTAACATATGTATTTAATTGTGAAATAGACGAAGAAGGTGATATTCTACTTGACAAGAAAATCATTGGAGATGACCATCTTGATATTTTGACAAAAATTAGCGCTAGAAATAATAATAACTGTATGTTTACGATGAATGAAAATATTATTGAAAAATATGAGACACTTAAAAATAAATCATCAAAAAAATTGTCTTCATCAAAAAAGAAGATGAAAAAATTCACTGTTGAAGGTTTTAATTTTGATGTTAATGAAATTAAAGATATTGGAATCCTTGAAAAATTAGTAAGTAAAATGTTAGCTGAACTTACTACTGAAGAATATAATATTATGGAAACACACCATTTCTTAATGGCATTACCAGAAAAATACTATAATGAATATGAATACTGGATTAAATGCGGATGGGCGTTACATAATACAAATTTTAAATTATTTATTTCATGGATGTATTTCAGTAGCCAGTCATCAAAGTTTAATTTTGATGATATTGCTGGATATTATGAAATGTGGCAAAATATGAAAGACGACGGTGTAACAGAACGGTCTATTATGTATTGGGCACGGGAAGAGAATCCAATTGAATATAAACGTATCCGTGAAGATACAATTGAATATTATATTGAACTCACTGAAGAACGTGCAACAGAGTGGGATATTGCTAATGTATTATACCATCTATATAAAGATGAATATCGTTGTGCTGCTTTGAAAAAAAACATTTGGTTTCATTTTAAAGAGCACCGTTGGCACGAAATTGAAAGCGGAACAACACTACGGTATAATATTTCAAAGACATTATCTCGTATCTATAGTAATAAATCTGATAAATGTATGCACACACATATGTCTAGCGACTCAAGTGGCGCCGATAGTGACGATAAGGACTGTTTTAGGAAGAAGGCAGTTAAATATTCTGAGATCAGTAATAATTTGAAACGTACAACATTTAAACAGAACATTATGAAGGAAGCCGCTGAGATCTTCTTTCAGGCGGATCCTGATTTTATGGATAATCTTGATAAAAAAAGACATCTATTATGTTTTACAAATGGAATTTGGGACTTTGATGAGAAGGCATTCCGTGATGGGAGACCTGAGGATTACATTACACTTACTACAGGAATCAAATATCGTGCGTGTAACCCTAATAATAGTAAGGATATCATTGTTAGAGATGAGATTAATGATTTTATGTGTAAGTTATTCCCGGTTGATGATTTAAGAACATATATGTGGCAACATCTTGCTTCAACATTAATAGGACAAAATAAAAGTCAGACATTTAATATTTATAACGGTTGTGGTAGAAATGGAAAATCCAAACTAGTAGAATTAATGTCTCTTGTATTAGGTGATTATAAAGGAGTTGTTCCGATTACATTAGTAACACAAAAAAGGAATGGGATTGGTTCCGCATCTCCTGAGATTGCAATGCTAAAGGGAATCCGTTACGCTGTTATGCAAGAACCAAGTAAGGGAGATAGATTGAATGACGGAATTATGAAGGAACTAACTGGTGAAGACCCGGTTCAAGGGCGTGGGTTATATCAGGATTGTGTGACTTTTGTTCCTCAATTCAAACTTGTAGTATGTACGAATACATTATTTGATATTAAGAGTAATGATGACGGAACATGGCGTCGCATTCGTCTATGTGAGTTTATGTCTAAATTTGTTAATGAACCAAAACCTGATGATGATAGCCCGTATGAATACGAGGTAGATCAGAATATTGGGGTTAAGTTCGAACAATGGAAACACATATTTATGGATATGTTGGTTCAAATCACACTTCAACAAAATGGCATGGTAACAGATTGTGATTTGGTTCTTAAGGCGTCAAATGAATATAGGCAAGGTCAAGATTATCTAATGGAGTTCTTGAGTGATAAGATTGAGAAAAATTCAGACCCTAAGATTAAGATCAAAAAGACCGAGGTATATGCTGAGTTTAAAGTATGGTATCAGGAAACATATGGTAAGAATTTACCTAAGGGTAAAGAGTTGTATGACTTCTTAGACCGAAAACTTGGTAAATATGGTCCTGGCGGTTGGAAAGGATATAAAATTAAATATGATATGGACGAAGAGAATATTGAATTAGATACAGAGTTTTAAGGTTGGGTGTAATATTATGGGTACATATTTAATATATAAAATATTCAAAAATTTTTTTATATGGAACGAATATATTTATAATTAATATAAGAGATACAATTTTATAATATTTTTGGTTATATTTGTTTCCTATAATTACAGTTATAATATATAAAATAGTAAAACCGATATTAATATTGTATGAAACATTAGAGAGCCAATAGAAAAAATCGTTATAGTGTGTGAAGTATGTCGTCTTTCTATTTGCTATATTCGATGTATTCTCCAATTCAGTAATTTTATTTTCAAGTTTTGAATTACTATTTCTATAAGAGTTGGCAAGGTCGCTAATGTGTGTACTATATAATTTCTGTTGTCTTAATGTATTAAATAAAACCATTATTTCATTATATGACTTATCGAAATCATTTTTTAATATCATTTCCATTTTTTTCCCATTTTTAGAAAACTGTGCCTCCTTCATTCTATTATATCCATAATCACCCTTTGAATATACATAATAATTTTTCTCTGCTTGGTCTAATCTCTCGGGTGCTTTTTCCTTCTTAATCTTTGCGTCAATGTATTTTTCATATAACTCAGTAGATTCAATATTTTTTCTACATTCATCATCGCAATTTAAATTTTTATTTGAATTAACGTTTCCAATGAATTCATTTAAATTATTTATCATATCACTATTCTGTAGAGGTTCAGAACCAGATTTTAGGTTAAGTTGACTCATATCAACATTTTGTAAAAGTGTATCCATATTAAGTTATAATTAGATTTTTTTTATAAAAATTTAATTAAATGATATAATTAATAACTAGTAAGTGGCGAAATTCTCAATTCCTTTAGGTTGGCTATCTGTTACAGATGATGAAATTTTATTTGATAGTGATGAACCGGCATTCATTATATCAACTTCTGCATCAATCGCTTTTTTTGTTAATCCGTCCATAGTTTTCGATATTTTATCTTTTACTGTATTGTATTCTGTCCTGAATTCCTTATCTAATTTTTTAAAGAATTTTTTATCGTGTTCTAGAACAGATTCATAACCAGGTTTATATTGTTCTGGATCATATGAAAAATCATATTTATTATAATCAAAGTTATTTCTCATATATAAGTCGTATACTCTACTTAGTAACAAGTATCCAGATATAACAATAGTTCCAATAATGATAATTGTTGAAATTGTTGGGGTTATAATATTGTTTTGTAATAACATTGAGCTCGCTAATATAATCAATGAACTAAAAACGACAATCTTCATAATACCTATATGAGCATTATACCTATCAGATTCATAATTTCCTATTTCGACCATACGAATCTTGTTATTCTTTTCTTGTTCTAAAGTTGTAATATTATTCCTTAAACGTGTAAGTTCGTGCTCTACAACTCCAACAACCATTAACTGATCTGCTAACTGTCTTCGTGTTGCGTCTAATTCTCCTTGATTATTCGAATATTGTCCCTTTAACTGATTAAACAGACCCAAACGCATATTGTATAATTCATTAATTTTATTTACTATTTCTTGTTGCCGTTGCTGGTCTCCCCCGTTTTGTCCGGTTAATTGTTGTAAATTCTGAAACATATACTTCTCTAATTCTTGAAGTTCTTTAATATTCTTAATTGTTTCCTCGTGCTTCTCTCTTAGAAGCATTTCATGATTTTGTTGAAATTGTTGGTTTGTTAATGACATTTTATATATATAATAAAATAATATAAAATAATAAATCTGGATTAAAAAATCATATAATATCCAACCATGTTATCTAATATGTCTAAATGCAAGATAAATAGCTACTAATGCAGATAAACTCCATAACATATAACTGTATTCAGTTGTTGTTTCTATTAGTTTTGTGTCTTCCATCATGGCAGATAATGATGCGTATCCCTTATGGTCTTTATTATTGTATTTACCATATAATTCTTTAAACTCTATAAGTTGATTATTAAAATATGTGGCTTCAACACTGTTTTGTGAGTTTAGTTCATTAATTCTATCATTTGTTTCTATAATCTTATTGTTAATTGTATTTGCGATATCCATAAGCTGTATATTAAGCGATTCAACATTATTCCTAAGGTCCATATTACCAATTCCACCATCACAAGAGCCCCCATCCCCGACCTGAGACCCTTTAGTGAAAAGATCATAAATATCACTTGTTACCCCTATTGATGTTTTGGGACATCCTGTTATATTATTAGGCTCTCCAATATATTCTTGTAAAAGATTATTTTTATTAACATATCCTTTTGTGCCAACTTTATCATTACTTTGGTCAATCTCATATACAGCATTAGCCCATGCTAAACCAACAACTCTACCATTACTGAATTTTCCACAATCTCCTTTACCAAACCTACCATAATCAGATGTATTAGATACAAATATTTGTGATTTATCACGTCCACCTGCTCCATAATCTTGAAAACCAACATATTTATAACCATTCTGTTTTGCAACAGATATACCTTGCTCGTATGTCATAGTCCCTAAATATTTACTCATAGCACGCGAAGGGGTATCTTTAAAACAACCTTTATATGTAACTGTTGAGTCTAATGATTCAATATATATATTTTGCCCTGCATAACCACAAGGTTCGTTTTCTCTCATAGGAACTCCTTTTGTAAGTTTTAGATCAGAAACATTTGATGCGTTCACACTTAACGGTTGAGTATTTCCACCACAAGTAGAATGTCTTTTAGAATATGTATCAGTATTATAACTCCTGGCCAGTCCAAGATTATTAATATATGAAACTATTCCATCATTTGTTTGTATATTTTTACCAATATATGTTGAGCTTTCGCTTTGTATCTCGTTAGAAACCTCTGTCATATAAATTTTATAACTTGTTGTATATTCACTAAGCACCTGCATATATTTTTGTTCTAATGATTTCAATTCATCGAGGTCTTTTTGTATAATTTGTTCAACATTACTCCTATTTATATCACCGTTATTCCATAATTCTTTATTATCATATGAATTATCAAACCCCTCTATAATATTACCAGTGCTGTTATTTGTTTGAGCTTCTTGTTTTTTTCTAAATGTTAATAATTGTTTTCCTTGTAACGAGAGATTATTTGAATCCATTAATATATATAATATAATTATAATTTATTATCTTAACATTAATAGTGTTTCAAATAAAAATAAGATGAAATATACATCCGGTTGGTTTTAAGTCATATGTTTAGCGGCTAAAATTGCGAATGATACAGCGCCTATAGTCCAAACAATATATTGCATATATTCAGAATTTGTCATAATCTCGGTTTCTTGTAATTCACCGTTTAATTTATTAATAGAATTTTGTAAATTGTTAAATTTCATTTTTTCATCCTCTAAAGTATTAATCTCATGTTGTAACGATTGTTTTTCTCTTTCTAAATTTGAACCGACTGTTGTATCTTGCACATCAAGCTGTTCTATTATTACGTTCATTTCTTGTGCGATTTCCATTAAATTTGCGTTTAATTGAATAATCTTATTTGATAATGCACTTGATTTATTATCTGAAAAACATTTTGAATCCATATTCAAATTCTCTCCACTTGGAAACATATTATATACATCATTTGATACCAATATTTCTTCTGAAGGACAACCATTCTTAATAACTGAATTAAAAACTTGAATATTTGGGTAATAATGTTTAACGCCATCCGGACCAACCCACGCCAGGTGATTGGTTTGCTTATTTCTTATATTTTTTCCATCTAAATTGCAAGGTTGTCCGGCCACGTATTCACTACCATGTTGTAACATATTATAAATCTCAACGGAGTTGTCTGGAGGAATGGATTGTAAACAAGAAGATGGTTTATTTTCCCACGCGTTTTTGTCATATCCTCTTGTGTAACCGTATTCGTTCACAAAATATATTTTTTTATTTCCGTCATACACATTATTAGAATTATATTTTTTTGCTAAATCCTTCTGTCCAGTGGTCTCTTCTAAATATGTTTTATATGTATTCTTATATTCTTCCAATGTTTGATTAAATGTGTTTTCTAATGTTTTTAATCTATCAAGTTCAGCGTTTTCTTTCACGCTTAATTCATCAGAACCTTCCATGGTAATCATATTTTCATGTAATGACTCCAACATTTGTGTAGTACTTTGTTCGATCAAATTTAACCTTTTTTTACCTATTATGTTAATATAATCATGCTGTTGATGATTAAAATCTTTACCTTGTTGTAATGAATAATCATTTAATTTATAATTTAATAGAGACATTATAATTTATAACAAGAAATTATAATATGGTTAGTCCTTTAATAATTTGTAATATAGATATACATAAGAAGTGACAAATATTATCTGTAATGATAATAGCGAACCTTCTACATAATACATTTTGTTCGCCTGCTTTTCTCTCGGGGTAGAAGCACCATAATTGTTATTAATCTTATCAAGAACACTTTCTTTTGTCTTTTTCATATTCTTAGCAATTGATATATAATCATCTGTTTCACCCATATTATTTGCTAAATCATCAGAAAGGTTAAGTATTTTATTTTTTATTATAATTAGTTTTTCACTTGAATCGTCTATCTGTGTCTGTAGGCTCTCATAATTATCTATATGTGATTTTATAGGGTTCAATTTATATTGTGTATAAATTAATGGTATTCTCTTTAACAGAGTATAAAAAATTTGTTTTTCATACTCTAGACTTTTTTTCATATCATCTAAATTATCGTTCATAATGTGAATATATATACTGTTAGAATAAATTATACACAAATGCGGTAATAGTTTGTTTGAATAGAAGTTTCTGAGTTACGATTAATCTCACATATTTCATATGGTCTTAAACCAATTGCTTGTGCTACGGGGTCAAATCTCGATATTGTTGGGAGTTGCTTATTAGGAGCTGTAATATTATATTTTTCTTTGAAAATATCCAATTCCTCTTTATTTAAAATTCGATGTTTTGGAACAAGAGAATGATTTAGAATATTATATTGTAGTCTGTCCAAATTCATAATTGAAATATAGTACTTATCTGAATGCCAAATCTGTTCTTGTAGGTTTAATAATGTATCGTTAGGTTCGTTCTTAATGATAAATATGATTCTATCAGTTTCTTTATTTAATATATTTTCCATCTCGAACAAATCAGTAATTGTCTCGTAAATTTTGTTTTCACTCAATTTCTTATATACATTATATTTAATATAAACCTTTCCATTTGTTTCACTATCAATTAGCATATCTAATTGTAACTTATTATACATAATATTTACTTCATTAATACTAAATTCTTCATAATTAGAAGTGTTATAACCTAATTCATGTAATTGTTCTAATAGAATATTGCGAGATTTATATAATTTTGAGATAATGGTTGTTGTTGTATTAGGTGTAGTCATTATAATAATATAGTTTATATAAATATTTCTATATTATTTATTAATCAATTTTATATAAATTTATAAAATTACAATTGCCTTTTTAGAATTATTATCACTTCGTATTTCTGTGTCTATGTTTATTACCGCTTCATTATCAATTGTATCTAATATTTGTAGTTTATTTTTACCACCTGATTGTTGGAACTCAGGAGATGTAGGTTGGAACTCAGGAGATGTAGGTTGGTAAGCTGGGGATGTGGCTTGGAACTCAGGAGATGTAGGTTGGTAAGCTGGAGATGTGGCTTGGAACTCAGGAGATGTAGGTTGGTAAGCTGGAGATGTGGCTTGGAACTCAGGAGATGTAGGTTGGAATTCAGGAGATGTAGGTTGGTAAGCTGGAGATGTGGCTTGGAACTCAGGAGATGTAGGTTGGAATTCAGGAGATGTAGGTTGGTAAGCTGGAGATGTAGGTTGGAATTCAGGAGATGTAGGTTGGTAAGCTGGAGATGTGGCTTGGAACTCAGGAGATGTAGGTTGGAACTCAGGAGATGTAGGTTGGAATTCAGGAGATGTAGGTTGGTAAGCTGGAGATGTGGCTTGGTAAGCAGGAGATGTAGGCTTTTCTAAAATATTCAATATTGAGAGCCTTTCTGAAAAGATTGTTTTATCATCAAATTTGTTTTTAATAAATTCATAACTTGTTAACTCATTATTTAAAATAACAGATTGTATGGATATATTATTATTAATAATTTCTTTACTGGTTACATATAATTCACCATAAATTTCAGGGTTAGTAACTCCATTAAACTTATAAACCTTATCATCTAAATCGATGGCCTCAAATTTAATTTTATTATCAAATTCATCGTCGCTCTTAATTATCTCTCTTTTATCTTTAAAATTAGAGATATTTTCAAGGTCAATTAACCCATCATCCGGGATATTAGTGATATATTCAACAACTTTTTGTAATTGATCATCTGCATTTGATAGATTTTCAATATTTTTTATTCTATTCCTAAGTGCGTCATCCTCTCCACCCCAACCTTCGAAAAATGTAGGAAACCCATTTAATTCTTTAAAATATTCGGCATTAAACATTGTCACCCCACCTAAATAACTAAATCCTATATCTTTATATCTACCCCATTTATGTGCTAAATGTCTCACTTTAAATTGTCCAGATAATGGTTTTCCATAATACTCAAGCATATTTAACTGAGGAAGTAAATCAATATCATGTAATATAATATCGTCAAGATGATTAAGATTAATATTCATTTCTTTAACTACATGAATAAAACCACTATTTAAGAGAGAACCACGATTAAATTTTCTTTCATCATTACTTTGTTCAATAATAACTGTTTTAACATTAAGTCTGATATTATGATTTAGTAACGAATAACTAACTAACTCAGGAATAAATACGTTTGACATATGTTGTATGAATTGTTCTTTATGAACTCTTCTATCTTGCCCTTCAATGCCATGTAATTTTGGTTGATCTCTAAAAGGAACAATAATAGCGATATTTCTATTCTCAGTTAGTGGTGAACTCGCATTAAAAACTGGCGAAGTTCCATAAGCGGGCGAAGATGGATTAAACTGGAGTGACGTTTCGTATTCGATCTCATCAATTTCTTTTGGAATAAATGCATTTGTCTCTGGTACGTTAGAGTCGACGATCTTCTTATATGAATTAATAACATCAGCATAAGTTTCTTCTCCCGTATTTAATTTTATCTGGTTAATATCATTAGTTAATGACGTGAGCTGGTCAATATTATCTTCTGTGATAATTCTCATTTGTATATTCATCGCCTGTAATTCCTGCATTAATAATTTTAGAGCATAAGGAACCCTTACAATACTAAAGTCCCTACCGAATTTACTAATATTCTCTATATTCATTGTTCCATCTAAGTTGTGTTTGAATTTTATTGGTCCATCTGCCATAGGGCTCAAGAATAAATTTTTACTCTCATTATAAATAGCAATGGTTCCGGTTTTATTACACACTGCCATATAATAATTATCTCCTCTAACTAACATTGATTCCTGTAAGAAATTTGTCATACCGTGTGCTATAATCCCATCACGTTCCATCTCACCAATTCTAAGACCACCGTCATTTGCCCTACCTCCTACGGTCTGTCTTGTTAATTGGGTTCTTGGACCTCTTGCGCGATAATTAATTTTATCTTTTACCATATGTTTGAGCCTTAAATAATATGTTGGACCTATATAAATGTCACTCTCCAACTGTTCCCCCGTCATTCCATTATACATAATTTCATTTCCAGATGAATGAAACCCTTGTTCCTTAAGCATATTTCCAAACATCTTATCCTTTGGACCTTTATTAACAAAGGCAGTACAGTCCCCAAAACCACCATAATAAACACACGCTTTACCCATTATGGATTCAACTAACTGACCGATAGTCATTCGACTGGGTAGCGCGTGTGGATTAACAATTAAATCCGGTTTAATACCGTCCGCTGTAAATGGCATATCTTCTTCAGGGATTATGATACCAATTGTTCCCTTTTGCCCTGCTCGGGAACATAATTTATCTCCAATTGCTGGAACGCGCTCTTCCCTAATTCTAACTTTAGCAATGCGCTTTCCCTCTTCTCCTTCTGTCATAAACGCTTTATCAACAAAACCAAGTTGCCCCTTCTTAGGGGCTTTAGATGAATCAACAAACGCGCCAGGATTTATCATAGAGTTAGTACATTTCCCAATAACAATTTTTTTATCATCAAGTGGAGTATCTTCTTTAATTAATCCATGTTTATCCAGATGATTGTAATCGTAGCCAGGTTTCAACCCTGTAACATTCTTATCATTAATATTTGTAAATTGTGAGTCTACAACGCCACCACCGAACGAACCGGTCTCTTCGTGATCTTCATACATTGAGAAGTATGTTGTTCTAAATAACCCCCGCTTAATAGCACCTTCATTGAAAATAAGTGCATCTTCTACATTATATCCGTTATAACTCATAATTGCAACGATGGCGTTCTCTCCGTATGGATGTTGTTCTTTGGTAACAATGTCTAGATATCTGGATTTAACTAGTGGTATTTGTCCGTAATTTAATACAACACTCATTTTATCAATTCTATTTTGGAAATTAGTGTTATACATTGATACAGCTTGTTTGCTCTGTCCGCATGAGAATAAGTCACGTGGAAACTGATTATTCTCAGGGAATATAATCATATTACCCATAACACTAAGAATTAATGAAGGATGTATTTCAAGATGTGTATGCCGTTTATTTATATTTTCAATCCTAGTTGTTATATAAGAGCCTTCAGATTCTAGAGTGTCAACATAATCAACAATCCCCTTATTTTTATTTAGGAATTTTAAAATGTTCTCTTTATTATCTGTATCAATTGGATATAATTGAGATGGTTTAAATACAGAACAGTTTTTACTTGAGTATTCCATTTTTTTCTGAGAGAAGCCAGAAATAAGAGTATTCCAATTGTAATTATTTGACGAATTATATTCAGTAGATTTCAAATAACTTGGTAAATTATCCTCTAAATAAAATATAGGTCTTAATAATCTTCCATCATCAGTGCATACCTGTAATTCATTAAGTTTTACATCGAAATGAATAGTATTAAATACGTTAATAAGTCCATTCCTACGGTATAATTTGAATTCTTTAACAATATTAATGGGATCCTCAACAATTCCAACCCATACGCCATTAATAAATAATTTTGTATATCCATATATTTCATCGAAATTACATTCTTCTATAATTCTGAGTTCTCTCTCTTTAAACCATTCTAAAATACCAGATGAAGAACATCCAGAGGAAATATGTGTTGCTATAGTTAAGTGTTTATGTAATCCTATATTACCCCCATCTGGGGTTTCAACAGGACAAATTATACCCCATTGAGTGCTGTGTAATAATCGTGGTCCAATTACTTTCGCACTGGCATCTAATGGTAAGTTTAATTTCCGCAAATGGCTAATAAATGAAAAAAATGACAGTCTATTAAGTGTCTGAATAGCACCAGGTCTTTTTGTATGAGCTTCTGAGCCCCAATTTCCTTTAAAACCTTTTCTAACGCCTGTTTCAACAATTCTATTAGAAAAATAATCTTGTTCGTTGTTCTGTATAAGTGCTGTAAAATTATTTTGATATGTTCCTTTGTGATAGAAATAGTTGGAATCAATCTTTTTAAAGGTGTCTTTAAGTTGGAGTTTATAATATTCCAGAAATAGTTCATAGTATAATTTTCCGGATAATTCAACACGTTTATATTTAAAGCTGTCTCTATCGGTTGGTGGAGAATTTCCCTGAATCACGTCTAACATTCGTTTTACCATATATCCAAGGTAGAATGCTTTATTTTTAAAATTTAACCCCCCTACATTAGGCATAATGTAGTCCATCATAATATGCATAGTTTTGGCAATCGTTTTTTCCTTTGTGAATGTGGAAATATATTGTAAAGCAGACTCCTGACTATAAATCTGTCCGGCATCATAAATACTTGGTATGAATAAATCAATATAATCTTTATGTGCGTCTAAATCGAGTAAGCACGTTTTAATAATATCTTTATCGCTTAATATGCCTAACGCTCTCATAACAATAAATAAAGGCACGGGTTTTTTAACATTTGGGATATTTACAACAATCTGTTGGTTCTTAAGTGTTGGTGTAGGGGTTACCATTCGTACGCTTAATGTTCTTATTGGCTTAGAAGGGTCCTCAGAAGCGGTCCTTATTTCCACAGCGTGACTATATATATCATTAACCTTATCTTTAATATTAAGCATATTATCGGCAAATTTCTCTTGACATACAAGAGCTTTCTCTTTTCCGTCAATAATAAAGTATCCGCCTGGATCATTTCGACACTCACCTAAATTAAAACACGCGTCATTACTTAACCCATTTAATATACACATATTCGACTTAAGCATAATTGGAAATTTACCAATTAATACTTTTTCAATAGTGTATTGGCTCTCTTGTAATTTACCCTCATCATCTCCAATTAAAAATATTACATCAATATCTACGTGTATAGAAAATCCATATGTCATATTTCTTAATCGGGCTTCGTTTGGGTATAAATAGTGTTGTCTTCCATCATCTTCAAATATAGTTGGTTTTCCATAATAAATTTTTTCGCCCTTTTTACCTCCTAAATATAATTTACACTGAAGCTGGAATTCCTTGCTTGTTTCATCTTGCTCTTTCATAATCTGAATGGGGTTATTATCTCTAAATATGCGGGGTAAACCATTATCAATAAAGTCATTAAATGAGTCCAAATGGTGTTTTGTTAAAAAATCAGGATTCGATTTAAAATATGTTTCAATAATTTTCCATGAAATCTCTTCGTCCATTTATATATTATAATTATACCATAATTTTATAAATCCTTTTTAAATTAATAAACTATTAATAAAAAGAATAGTTTATTAATAGTTAAATAATAAGCACTTACATATTAGAAGTCATAAATGCTGTCAATATAATGAAAAATAGTATATATGGAAGTAATACAATAGCCCAGCTTACATTTGAATAACCGTGTTTGCATAGTGTGTCAAGTATGAGAGTCCAAAATATAGAATATAATAACTGAATAGAAACCATAGACCATTTAGAAAGATTCATATTACATTCGAATCTACCAACACAATATTTATTATTCTTCCCATTGATATTTTGAAGTGCAATAGATAGAACAGTGATTAAAGATAATGCTAAGTATACCTGTGCTGGCGTACATAAAGAATTGAATGATTTTTTTAAATCTTTGATTGGCATAATTATATATTATAGAGAGAATAAATAAATAATAAGATTAATTTTAATGTTTAAACTAATGATGCCTCATGCGTTGCCTTAAATGCGACATCATTTAAATCAACAACAGAAGAGTCTAACTGATAATTATTACTTGCTACTGGTTGTCTCATTGGATTTGGGTCGGTGCTAATATTATTTCTTTGTCCGGTATAACCATTATACACATCTATTAAATTAGAACCAGTTGTTCTATATAAATTTAAGATATCTCTAGGGATTATATTTCCCCCTTTCATTGGTTTTCCGTTTACATTGATAGCATTACTATCTTTAGCGGTTCCATTTGGTGCGTGGAAATCAGGAGTTACGCGCTCATAATAATAACCTCCTGCTAAACCGTTCGTATTAGAACCAACTTTATAAGCCCCACCAGGTGGTACAAATGGTGGCAGACTAAGTTCTGACGACCCTCCCCTAAATCTTTTTTTATGTTTATTTTTCATGTTTTTATTAGTCCTGGTTTTATTAGTCCGGGTTTTATGTCTGGATGTTCTCACATTTTTACGAGACGCGCGCTTATGAACTTTATTATTTTTTAGTGTTTTATGTTTTCTTTTGTTATTAGTCAATCGACGTTTGTGTTTGGTGAGTTTCATATCTTATATACATTATATATAAATTAAAAAATATTAAGTATTTTAATTTATATTATTCAAAGTCATCAATAACTAAGTTTATTCAATGTCTACGTGTGTTAGCATATGTCTCCTACAACACATCTTTTTTAATCCAATACTGTCTAAAACAAGTGCTTCAGGTGTTTTCTGGATATTATCTTCAGTTAAATAAACAACCTTATCTAAACTCTGTTTTTTATTAATTTTCATCTCTCTAACTTTTGTAGTATAATAAATATATTTATCTGCTAATACTTTACCGCATGTAAAACACTTTACTGGGATAATCATGGTTATTGGGTTTAATATATTAAACTATATTATTATTAAATCAATTTTTATTTAAATTAATAATATTTAAAGGATATTAATTTAATCGCAATTCTTCCCATAGCATTTATTCATATAATAGTAATTATCTATATCTAACGCATTTCCATTATCGTCTGTTTTAAATGTTGGTCCAGTAACTCCACCAGATACACATTTTAAATTACTGTCTTTATATTTATTTAATACACAGCACTCCATATTTTTACAAGTATTAGAATTTAGATTATTACATTTTTCTTCTAAAATATGTGATTTCCCTAAATTATTCTTGCAAAACGCATTTTTCATATCATATTCTTTGTCTTCGCCATTAATATCAATTGCTCCGCTCTGTGCTGTTTTTTCTGCTTCCATTAATGAAAGTGTCTCAATATATCGAGTTTGATCATCATTAGAATATTTAACTGATATAATAAGTATTATAATAAATACACTCATAACAAGTAATATATCGACAATATTAGTCTTAATAGAATCCATTAATAAAAATATAAAATTTCTCATTATAATAATTATGAATAATAAAAATAAATTATATGATTTTATACTAATTCCATAATCTTATATCCTTCTGTCGTTTTAACGCGTTTATGTTGCTTATTATCTTTATGAATAGAAATATGACAATCTTTACAGAGATTCATAAGATTCGCCTTATTATTCTTATGAAAATGATTTATAAAATTATTTTGGTTTGCGTGTTGCTGGTGTTGTAAATGATGAACGTCGACACTGGGTTTATCACATATTTCGCAATTTGTTCTTAACTTATGTTTATTATATGTTGATGGTGTAATTTCTGATATTCTAGAAACCTGAGAAAAATTATTCTCTCTAATTTTATGTGCTAAATCTAAGAATTCTCTCGGTAAATCAAGTGCTTTACAAACCTCAAGTCCATAGGTATTATCTCCTGGCCCATCTTTTAAAGTCCTATCATATATAATTGTTTGAGTTGCTTCATCATAGCTTACACTCATATGTTTAAAAAACAGTTTAGGTAGTTGTTGTAGTTCGTCCATATTTATAACTTGGTGAAAATGTGTCGCAAAAATGTATTTAGCATCCTTATTATATAATGTAATAAGACCAGCAACGAAGATACTAATAGCAGACCCCATTTCTGTACCAGAACATAATTCATCACCCAAAATTATACTATTAGATGTGCTCTGTTTTAATATTGTTCTAAACTCTGACATTTCTACAGCGAATGTAGAGAGACCCTTAAAAATATTATCATTTCCAAGAATTCGTGTAAAAATACTATCAAATGGCTTAAATTTAAATTTGCTACAAGCAACATATAAACCTGACTGAGCCATAATAACATTAATGCCAATTGATTTAATGAGACTAGATTTACCTACTGCATTTGTTCCAAATAATAACATCCCTTTATTTTCAGGGGTCATTGATATATCATTTGGAACATATAATTCATTCTCATTTAATCTCTCAATTAAGGGGTGTCTTATTTGCTTGCATTCAAAATATGAAGCACCATCATACTTATCTTCAATAGTAGGGCGACAATAATTATATCTAATCGCAATTTTCGCCTTGTTAACCCGTGTATCAATTGAAACAATATAATCTACAAGTTTATTAAAATGTTCTGAAAACATAGTTAATTGGGATATGATGTTATTGAATTCTTCCTTAATTCTTTCCTTTAATAAAGCCTTTGTTTCGACAACATCAATACAAAGTTTAGATAAAATAGAACTGTTAATAAAGGTATCCTTTCCTCTCTTTTCTAATTTTAGACCACAATTATTAATAACAAAATCTTTCTTTTCACCAGAATAAGAAGACGTAAAACTTATAATTCTGGAATTTGTCTGGTCTGTTTTCTTATTAAAATATGTCTTTAATTTTTTAAATCGTGGCTCACTTAATTTTAATGAAATCCCGGATTTCTCTGTTTCATTAATTTTAATATAGCAATCAAGTTTATTTTTACTTTTACTATTAGGTTTTTCTTCTTCTTTCTTAATAATATCTGAATAATATTCATTGATTGCATTTAATTTATCATATGTTTCAATACTATTTTTTTCAATTTCCGCAAGTTCAGGTACATATGTATTTTTAATAAAATTTACTTCAAAATTATCTATTGTTTGTAGTTCATTCATCTTATTTACATCCATAATACTATTTAATTCATTGTATAAACAGTTGTATGAAATCTTTATTTTGTCAAATGAATAATTAAATGGAGAGAGATTAATGAAATCTTTATTTTCTTCGATTAGTTCAAACGTATGTTTAATACTATTGATATTTTGGATTAATTTTAACATATCGCTTGGCTTGACCTTCTTAAGAATAATTTTACGAAACATTATTTCAAAATCTACTAATTGATAGAAATCTTTTGTTAAATCGGTCCAATATTTATAACTCGAAATGATATATTCGGTTAAAGAATATTCTCTCTCAAGCTTGTCATCGCAAGTAATTGGATTAACTAAATCATAATTAAACTTCCTCTTTCCCATCGATGTAATGCAACTGTTTAATAATGTTAATACACTACTATACTTTCCACTATATCCACTATTATCGTTTAAAATATTTAATTGTTTGAGAGAATGATTTGCAAGGATCATTTTATTGTTTGAAGAACTAATTTGTGGTTCCTTAAGTTTATTTATCATACTCGGGTTATTTGTCTTAATGTAATCAAGTAAAAAACAGAGACTTGTATAGGCAAGTGAATATTCAACAATAGACCGCTCAATATTTTCATGATTGATATAATAATATTTTTTTAGAGTTTCTAGCCTATATGTATCTAGTTCAAATATATTAACTTCTTTATAAAACGGATCTTCTTTATCTGATTTATTAATAATATTAATTTTCTTAGATTTACAACCAATATATTGTATGATTCCTTTAACATATTTTTCATTCATTTGTTCACCATCGTAGATAAAAATTATTTCAACCGGGTTATAAACTGAATAATTCTTTTCTAATTCGTCGAATGTTGTCAGACTATTATAATATAATTCATCATGTTCTAATATCATAGTTTCACCAGAGAGAATATCTATATTAGAAATGCCATAATGAAATTTATTATTCTTAATAAATTTAGATGATTTAATATTATGAAATAAATTTACGACCATAATATTATTACTATAAATTCCATCGTAAATATTATCGTCAATATTAGATGTATTAAAATGTGTCCCGGGTGTAATAATTTGTGATAATACTCGTGTTTTATTCTTATTGTCAGGTGCGTCCTCTTGTGTATAAATCACACATGTATAACCTTGATTTTTTAATTTCTCAATATATTTATCTGTGTGTAAATCACGTGTCCCACACATCATAACATTACACTTAATTAATTCTCCATCACTACACGTATATGAGCACGTTGAATTTGATTTTTCACTCATATTAATAGAACAAATTTTAGCAACGTCTTCTATTTTACTCCCAAAAATTTTTCCTGATTCTGGGTGTTTTAATCCATATACTTCAAAGAACGCACCTACCTCCATAAGCACAACAGTATTATCTCCATATTTATGGATATGGTTCTTAGTTATCTCAATATATTCAGTTATAAGGCTCATGGTGTTTATTAATATATTTATTATGGTTTACGCTCTAAATTGTTTATACTAATTATATTATTATGGTGACGTGGTAACAGCACTATTGTTAAGGTAATTATATATTAAATTACTTTTATTTGTGTTTTCTAAATCCCCTGCCAACAGAGCATTCATATACATAGATTGTAATACGTATTCTGGTGTATTAGATGTATATTTAATTAAATTCTTCTCTCTAAGATAACGTTTAATTTCTCCGATAGGAGTTTTTTTAATTGTTGTTATGTCTTGTGTAACCTTTTTTTTTGTAACGTTATTTTTCAGCATTATACTAACAGACCTTTTATCCTTATGTTTCCCTAATTTATATGTTCGAGTCGTAGTTTTTATTAAGAATTTCTTAAATCTCTTATTTTTATAGATAGTATCTACTGAAGGTTTGTTGGTTTGTTGTTTAACTTGTATAGATTGTTTAATTTCATTTAATTTATTTCTTCTCTCATTAATAATATTTTTGTCATCTTTATTAAGGGGTTTTAAGAGAGAAGAATCTGTTTCATTAACGCTGTGAATGTTAAGTTTTGGTTTATTTATAGGTTGTTTATTTTTACTGTCTCTATGTTTAATAGTATGATATTGTGAGAATGTTGGTTTTTTACCACCCTTAAGTATCCCATACGGAGGATCATCTTTAAGTTTATGTTTTTTAATAGTATGGTTATATTGTTGTAATATATTATTAGTAGGTTGCAATATTGGTTCTATATCAGTGTTGTTTTTAATGGCAACGCGTGTATTATTTGGTTCTTTAGTATGATATTGTGTATCATCATGTTTATCAAGTTTTGTATCAACAGTAATATCTTTATTTCTCCTCTTCTCTCTACGTTTGTTTTTCTTCACATCTGAGTGTTTTTTAATTATGTTATCAAGGTATTCGATAGAACTTTCCAACTGTTCATTAAAAGAAGTGCTCTTAGTGTCATGAACATTATTATTAATATCTAATACTTGATTCCCACATATGTCTGTTAATGTTCGCTTGTTATGTTGATGTTGCTGTATCTTTTGTAATAGTTGTTTTTTTGCTTTATTAGGGTTTAATAGAGAATGTTTTTTTTGAATTTGCCTATTTTTTCTTTTTTTTTTTGTTTGATCTTTATTTGATGATTTGATTGACGACATTGAGAATAAATCGGGATTTATTTTGATTGTTTTGCTTGACATTAATAGATATAAATAAATTATTTACTTGTTTTTTACAAATAAATAATTTATTATTAAACAATTTAAAAAATAATTGATTTAATAGATAACATAGAATTAAAGTTAACAAATACAATAATCAGAATGGATACCACTAATCACAATCTTTCTAAAATTAAAATGGATCAACGACAAATGAATGATGTAGATGTGGAAAAAAATGTTGATAAATTACAACCATGGCCTATTATTGAGAGTTATTTTGAAGGACAACATTTAAATAGAATGGTTAGGCATCACATTGAATCATATAATGATTTCATTTCGTTTCAGATTATAAAAACTATTAATATGTTTAATTCTGTAAAGATACACTCATTTAGGGATTATGATGAGAACGCAAAAACTTTTACACATGAGGTTGAGATTAATTTTGATAATTTCCATATTTATCAACCTCAGACATTTGAAAATAATGGTTCTACGAAGATTATGTTTCCACAAGAGGCAAGATTAAGAAATTTTACTTATGCTTCAGCGATGACAGTAAATATGAATATTAAATATATCCGTAGGAGTGGAGAAGATTTGACTAATATACACACAGAACAACGTGTTTTTCCAAATATTCATATTGGTAAATTGCCAATTATGTTGAAGTCAAGTATCTGTATGCTAAACCAATATCATCATATTAACAGTGATGTTGCTGGTGAATGTCGATTTGATGCAGGTGGTTATTTTATTATTAACGGGAGTGAAAAGACCGTATTAGCACAAGAGCGCGCAGCAGAAAATAAAGTATATTGTTTTAATACATCCAAGAATAATACAAAATGGGCTTGGACAGCGGAAATCAAATCTGTTCCAGATTTTAAGATTATATCACCAAAACAGATTAATGTATATATTTCAACTAAAAATAATGGTTTCGGGAACCCGATTTATATTGAGGTTCCACGTTTAAAACAACCAGTTCCATTATTTGTATTCTTTCGTGCTCTTGGTGTGATTTCAGATAAAGATATATGTGATATCATTACACTTCATTCAAATAATAATAAGGACGTTTTAACTGCTCTTAGAGGGTCTATTGTGGATGCTAACACATATACAACAGAAGAGGACTCATTTGCATATTTTAAATCAAAAGTTACATATGTCCCAATTAATATGACACAAGAAGAAGGTGATATAAAAAAAGAAGCATTTGCCAGGCAAATACTCACTAATGATTTATTTCCACATTGCAAAACATCTAAACAAAAAATCTTCTTCTTGGGGTATATGGTCCACAAGATTATTTTAACAAGCTTGGGAATTTATAAAGTTGATGACCGTGATAGTTATACAAATAAGAGGATTGACCTTGTTGGCATCCTATTAAATAATTTATTCAGAAACTATTTTAATAAACTTGTAAAAGATATGCAGAAACAGATTATTAAAGAGATTAATAACGGTTCGTGGAGATCTACAGATGATTATACAAATATTATCACAAAGACTAATATTTATAAAATTGTTAAATCTACAACTATTGAAAATGGTCTTAAGAGAGCCCTTGCAACAGGTGATTTTGGTATTAAAAATACAAATTCTAATAAGGTTGGAATCGCACAAGTATTAAATAGACTAACATATATCTCAAGTTTATCCCATTTAAGGCGTGTGAATACACCAATAGATAAAAGTGGGAAATTAGTCCCTCCAAGACAGCTCCATAATTCAAGTTGGGGTTTTATTTGTCCATCAGAAACCCCAGAAGGTGGTTCGGTTGGTGTTGTTAAGAATTTAAGTTATTTCACCCATGTTACTATTCCATCAGATTCAACTATTATGTATGAGGTTCTTGAAGGGAAGTTAATCGAGATTGATTCTTCAACGCCTGGAGAACTCTGTAATATCTCTTTTGTAAAGGTATTTGTTAATGGTTCGTGGATAGGTGTCACAGATAATCCAAAAGAAGTGTTTGATTTCCTAAAGATTAAAAAGACAGAAGGGATTTTAAATATTTATTCTAGTATAACGTTTGATATTAAGCGTAAAGAAATCCGCCTATGTAATGAAGGTGGAAGAGTTACTCGCCCACTATATCGCGTGAAACATAGAGATAATACATTATACATTAATTCTAAAATTATCGGAGATGTCGATAAAGGAGACACCAAATGGGACGAATTACTAGTTAATCATAAGTATAAAGATTCGTGTATTGAGTACATTGATGCTGACGAACAGAACTTTTCCATGATCGCTATGAAGCCAACAGAATTAACGAATCATAAAAATAAAGACACTATTAATTTATATACACATTGTGAGATTCACCCAAGTACTATATTTGGTGTTATGGCGTCATGTATTCCTTATCCTGAGCACAATCAGTCACCACGCGTTACATACCAGTGTGCTCAGGGAAAACAAGCGATGGGAATGTATGCTACAAATTTTGATAAGCGCATGGATACTACAGCATACGTATTGAGTTATGCTATGCGTCCGATGGTTGATACAAGAATTATGAATATTCTTCAATTAAATAATATCCCATCTGGAGAAATGGTAATTGTTGCTATTGGAACATATACGGGTTATAACCAAGAGGATTCCATTATATTTAATAAAGGCGCTATTGATAGAGGTTTATTTTCAGCTACAATTTATCATACTGAAAAAGACGAAGATAAAAAGGTTCAGGGAGATGAAGAGATCCGATGTAGACCAGATCCATCAAAAACTAAAAATATGAAATTCTCAAATTATAAAAAGATTAATTCAAATGGTCTAATGAGTGAAAATTGTCTTATTGAAAATAAAGACGTAATTATTGGTAAAGTAATCCCAATTAAAGAGAATAAAAACGATCATACAAAGGTTGTTAAATTTCAGGACCAATCACGCATCTATAGAACAAATGAAGAAACATATATTGATAAAAATGTAATTGACCGAAATGGTGATGGTTACACATTCTGTAAGGTTCGTATTCGGGCGCAGAGAAAGCCCGTTATTGGCGACAAATTTAGTTCTCGCGCTGGTCAAAAAGGAACTATTGGCATTATTTTACCCGAAGAAGATATGCCTTTTACGTCAGAAGGATTGAGACCAGATATTATTATTAATCCTCATGCTATTCCTTCTCGCATGACTATCGGACAATTGAAGGAGTCAATTTTAGGAAAAGTTCTAATTGAATTAGGAATGTTTGGAGACGGAACGAGTTTTAATGAGCTTGACATTGAGACGATTTGTAAAGAACTCCAAAAACTCGGGTATGAACGGCATGGTAATGATGTATTAATGAACGGATTTACTGGCGAACAACTTGAGAGTAGTATATTCATTGGACCTACATTTTACCAGAGGCTTAAACATATGGTTAATGATAAACAACATAGCCGTAGTTTTGGACCAATGGTAGTTTTGACAAGACAGCCTGCGGAAGGTAGGTCAAGGGATGGAGGTCTTCGATTTGGTGAGATGGAGCGTGATGCAACTGTAGCACATGGTGCATCAAGATTTACACGCGAACGGTTATATGATGTATCTGATAAATTTAAAGTTCATGTATGTAAAGATTGTGGTATGATTGCAGCGTTTAATAATGAGAAAAACATTCATCTATGTAATTCATGTGGTAATAGTCGTGATTTTAGTCTTGTAGAATTGCCTTACGCGTGTAAATTATTATTCCAAGAATTAATAACAATGAATGTCGTGCCTAGAATGATGACAGCAGAATAAATTTATTAATAAAAACTATAATAAAATTTTGTATTATAGTAATATTTAGTTTAATTATTATAGTAATATTTAGTATTAATTATTTTTTTATTTGCGTTAGAATAATATTATTAGAGAGAATATTATATTTATTATTTAATTTTAAATTTTATTATTCATTTAATATATAATAAAATAAAATGGTAAAACGCGGACATTCAACGAGAAAACATAGATATAACAAGAAGAGTAAAAGAGGTGGATATAACGGGAATCTTAATAATGAAACACGAATGAACTCCGCTATAGCTTCTCCCCGTCGTAACATAAATGACGTAAGAGCTAGAAACACTCAACCTACTGAAACATATGCACCACCACCACCGCCACCTTTAGTGAGACAAACTGCAACCCAGCAAGATGACAGAGAGAGACAACAAAGTACATTTGGAAATATAGCAACTAATTTAACAAATGCGTTTAATTCTGTATCAGATATGTTAGCTTCACCAAAAACAAAAGGACAGACCGGAGGAAAACGTTATAGAAAAAAACATAATTCAAAGAAACGAACATCACACAGACGCTCAACAAAAAAACATAATTTAAGAAGACATGGAAAGAGAGCTAATAGAAAAACACACCGCAACCATAAGAGATAGGGTAATTTTATTTTCTATTCACAACCTTAAAGGTTAAATAAAGGAATAATAGAGAGATACTAATCAAATATAAATTTGTGAATGAATCACATTTTTTATGTATATTATTTTTTGAACTAATAAAATTATTATCCACCAAATCATTTATATTAACAAATCCTTCATTTGAATCAACATGTTTATTGAGGGATTTACTCATATCACTTGTAACTGTTCCTTTAGGTATATCGTTACTTGATTCAAGTTGTTTTAATTCACTTATAGGTATATATCCACTCTTAGATGATCTATTATTATTTTCGTCAATAGTTGGAAGTTTCACTTCTGCACATAGTGGTGTTTCACCCTCCATAAACGCACTAAATAATTGTAGTGGATTTAATGCATCCAAATTACTAAATATTCCAGGTATTAGACCCTCCAAACTTGTAAAGTTAAAACCACTCATTTCAGACAAGAAGGGTATTTGACCATTCGGTACATTACTTATATACATGTCTCTTTGGACAGTCTTAGATGTTTTATAATCTTTACATTGTCCTCCAGTTTTTAAAAAGAACCGGTCCCCTAATGGTTTCCCTGTCTTAGTTGCCCTCCCATTTCCACCAATAAGTAATTCAACGTATGATATAATACCAGCAACATCCTTTTCCAATGCTCCCATACTACCTTTATTACTCATTCCAAGTTCGGTTGGATTATTTATGAATTTTTGGTAGCTGTAATCAGGTCCTAAGAATTCCTGTTCTAATTTATCCATGTCTGTAACAATATTACTAAAAAAATTCATGATGTGTATATTGATATATGATTATATTATATTTTAGTGTTAAAATATAGATGAACTTAATATATTATCTATTCAATAGTAGGTAATTGTTTTTGAAGGGATACTTTTTTAGCTCCTTGTTCTTTTGCGGTGTTAACAGCATCTAAAATCTTTTGCTTGTTGGATTTAGCTAGTTCGTCAGCCTCGACAGCAATCTTTTCATATTTATCTTGTTTGTCACTTAATGTGCTTAACTGTGCGGTTTGTTTATCATTAATACTCTCAACACTATTAATTTTATTCATAATGTCATTTACCGTTTTTTCTAAATTCGCAATTGACCCAGCATTTTTATAAACAGTTGTCAGCATTTCACCGTTACAGTTCTGAGAATTGTTATTTTCAAGACCTTCCCTATTAGGTTGAATAAATATATGTTCTATAATTAATATTATAATAAGAATAATAATGCCGTATATTATGATTTCCATTATAATAAATACACATTTAATTTTTCTCTCTAACTAATATAATGAACTTTATAACACATATTAATAAACCATCTTCATCATATGTAAATAAGAGGCCGGTTGATAATGCAGATTTGGGAACATTTAACGCGAAAAGTCCTGTAGCTAAATATTATAGAAAAACATCTTCATGTTGTAATAACCGGACAACACAAATTTATAAAAATGTAAAATGTTGTGTCAAACCAACGTATTCGGCGAATACGGTAATTAGTAAAGATTATTACCAGACACACGCGCAATATATTAAATCAAGATGTAAGACATACGACCAAAATAATTCAAGGTTACAGTATGATCCTATATCAGGAATGTCGAAGCCAAATTGTACTAGTTCTGAATGTAATTCAACAACATATAAACGAAGTAACTCAACATTTTCTAAGCAAGGAGCGGTAAGTTCGAGTAATAGATTATTACAATTGAAATATAATTCAATACAAACAACCTCGCGATTTAATCCATATCAATCAAATTATTCTGGAGATAATACACAAAATACGTTTGATAAACCAGAAAAATGCGTTAATTATCGAAGAAATGGAGATGCCTCAAGATGTGATTAAATATTTCATTTATATATATATTTAAAGATTAGTATATAAATATATTATTATGGAAAATAATGGAAAATATAGGGATAAAGACGAACGAAGACATGAAACATTAAATATTATTCATCAACTTAGAGAGAACGAAATACCCTCTAAATATCCAGCGGTTAAAAAATTAATTGAGAAATTAAACGAATATGTTAACGAAGGAAAAGATTTAAGTTTTTCAATACCATTCCCGGAGATGAATAAAAAGATAAAGGGACAACTTTATATTCATAAAAAACAAGATTGTATTGTTGTGTTAAAACACCAAGAATAAATATCAAACAAATAAAGTTATTATATATTTATATTACATATATAATGAATTATTCGTTAAACATAAGTAAACTTATATTACTTATTATACTTCTCTCAATTTTAGGATTGAATGTATTTAATTATTTATCCAAAGCAACAGACGCAATTGGAACTATAACAAAATCCGGAATATCTACAGGGTTGGAAGGAGTTAAAAAAACCGTTTCTTTAACTGGAGAGGGAACAAAAACAATCTCCGATAAAATCGGTGCGGGAATAACAGATATAGAGAACGCACTCGATATAAAAATTATTGATGAAGCAATTCCAGATAATCAGGCTAATAAAAAACTAATCCAAGATGGATATTGCTATATAGGGACAGATAGAGATATAAGAACATGTATTATGGTTGGTAAAGGAGATATCTGCATGTCAGGTGATATATTTCCAACCTCTGAAATTTGTATAAATCCAAATTTACGAGTTTAATTATTTTGGACTAAATCCATTATTTATTTTTTGCTTAATATTATAAAAATCATATGTTTCAAACTTGCTTTGTTTATTTAACGCGTTATAACTTCTAACATATGTAAAAACTTGTGTCATACTAAAATTTGTTTTATTTTCAACTGGCATTGCTATATATATTATCTATAAAAATAAAATAATATATTTATTAATCTATTGATTTAAATACCATCTTAGTGATAAATATGGTGGTTTAACATCAATCGATTCATCAGATTTAAGATTAGGACCAGCATTAACAATCTTTAATATTTCCATGGTTGTAAGCGCATAATCGTGATACCATAGATCAGACAATAACCCACTATAACCACCATTCATATTAACATATATATCACCGTAATTCTGTTTTGGAACACCATTAAACTTGTGTCTTAATACAATAGTTCCGTTAATATATACATCCATCTTTTCACCCTCAACACGAATCATTACATTAATCCATTTATTAAGAGGTATATCCTCGACTGTAACTTTTTCCATAATATTTTCAAATGTATTCATTATAATAACTAAGTTATTTGTATCCTTGTCAATGTATAATCCAGGTGCGTTATTTGGTGCGTTAATTCCATCAGAATTTCCGTTTGTGCTAAAGTCATCATTTCCCTTATGGAATACATGTTTATATTGTCCTTTTTTATATTCTAAATCATCCACATAAATCCATACACTATATGTGAATTCAATTCCGTCTTGTTGGTTCTTTGACCTTAAAACTGGAATTGACCCTTTAAGTTTTGGGTCTTGTTGTATAACAACTGGTTTTTTAGCAATTTTCATACCATCTATAAGCTTAGGATTACTAGCGGGTGTTAAAAAATAACTAAGGATAACTGTCCCAAGTCTCATTAATAATACAAATGCTATAATAACAAGTAATAAGAAAGTGAATGTAGCAACGTAACTATTAGATGATAAGAAATCTTTAGTTCCAGATACATATCTATTACTCCCAAATGTTGAAATGGTGTCTCTCAATCTTGATGTAGAATTCACAAATGTATTACTCAAATTAGTATATGCACTCATTATATATACTAAAACAAAAGAAATAAAAGAAATAAAAGTTAATATATAATATGTATTTAATCTAAATTTAATCTAAATCTCAAAACTATTGACCTCTTTATTATCCTTTACAAACGCAAGTTTGAGACGATATTTATTAAATAATGACCCTAAAACAGAACTGCCTCCATAACCAGCCTTGTAAATATCATATGCCTGAGAAGGATTTACAGCATTAGGGAAATATTTAAAGTTAGAAATAAATCCGGAGAATCCTCCATCTGGACACACGAACAATTGCGAGTTAGGGTTCATCTTTGGAACTCCTGGTAACATGCATGTTTTTACGAGTTTCCCGTCTAAATATAGATCAAGAGCCCTATTATTAAGAGACATTATTAAATTACTCCATCTTTGTAGCGGAATATCTTTGATTGAGCATGTAAAATTAGTTCCTTTGTTAGTTGTACTGTTAGGATATACTCCTAAAGTTACAGATAAGTCATTTGTTGTTGCCCCTAATGTAACAGATGGCGCTGGATCATTATTATTATCAAGTCGTCCAAATATTACTTTGTCTTCACCAAAACGATAATTCCAGTCATTTATATAAAACCATATACTGTATGTATAATCTGCTGTTATACCGGTTGGTAAATTATCACCTGTAATAATATCTAATGTTCTCGCGTCTTGTGTGGATACTAAAGATGTAGAATTATCACTAAAGTAATAAGAATAAATTAAATACACTATTATTATAATAGCAACAACTAATAATACTGTTTTTGTATTCATAATATATATATTAAAATATTATTTCTATTAAATTAATATGTTTAATTATTTAAATTATTTAAATTGTAGGTGGATAATTAGTTTTTAAAGTATTATATAACCAATCTATCCTTAGCTTTGTTAATGGTTCTGGGAAATGTATAATATTACATATACCCCCTTTTACACCCTTCTTACTACCAACAACAGCATTCTGGAATTTCATATATGGTATTATACCGGATTTTGTAGATACTAATTCACCATTTAAAAATATATCTATTTTTCCTCCATCATAATTGAAAATGAAATTATTCCATCTTTGAACAGGAATTTTATTTGATTTAAATATAATCTCATTGTCATTAAATTTATTCCTTGTTAAAACCTGTAGTTCTTTTGTGATAGTATTATATCCAACAAATGGAGAATTTCCATAATTAAATATAGGCGTCAACCCGTCAGAACCTTGAACCATACTTCCACTTTGATTATTTATAAATACCCACATACTCAATCCGTACCTGTAATTTATTTCTTTATTATCTGATGTTTCAATATCTTTATTTATATTTTCTAAATTTCTCTCGTATTTTTCCATTATCTTATCAGTTTTTAATTTATATTCGAAATTAGTAAATACAGGTTCATTTAATAAGAGGACTGAGTTATATGTATATATTTTTTTCTTAAAGTATGGTATTATAAACCATCCGGTTATAAAAGTTATTGTTGAAGCAAAAATTAATAGTATGTATCTCGGGGTATTTTTAATCTCATCTTTTATACCAGTGAGTATATTCTTAATCCAACTAAAAAAACTATATATATGTGTCATTTTACTTGTGGATGACCCGGATGATAAAGGTTTATTTAATATAGCCATTATCTTATCATATAATCCAGAACGAATTATTACAAACGTTATTAAAAATAATAAACCAAATATTGCTATAATTAATAAAAAATAACTTGACATATCTGTAATTGTTGAGCTTGATGATAAATATGAAATTATAAAATACAACGCGACAATTGCTAAAATCCCTAATGTAGAATATAATAATACCCTTCCAAATCTTTGCTGTAATGTTTCTGTGCCTTCGTATCTTATAAGAGTAAAAAAACTAATTGCTATAACGGAAGCAATAAATAGGCTTAATGTAATAAGAGAGAATAAATTAAATTCTTTTTTAATTCCAATTAGCATAAAAAAGGTTACAATATATGCAATAAGACCTAATAGGGACAATATTATATATCTTGTGTTTCCCTTTTTAATAAAATCTATAATCTTAAGGATGAAGTCGATAAATAGTGATAAATATGATTTTATATTCGTTTTATCATTCATTAATATAATAGATTTATACAATATTTTGTTATATTAATTTCAGATTTTACATTTTAGTTTCCATAGTTTTTTTTCCATGGCAATTCCTACATAATGCTACTAAATTTGAAACTTCATTTGACCCTCCATATTGTAAATCAATAATATGGTCCACTTCATACGTATGGTCTAATTGTTGATTACAATGACCACAACTCCAACCCTGTTGAGACGCGACTAATTTCTTTTTAGCTTGACTAACGCTCCGTTTATTTTGTATATTATCATTATTTTTCGTCCCACCTGACTGCATCATTCTTCTTAAATTTTTATCATCGGATATATTACTATTATTATTACTATTAACCTCATAGAGAGATTTCGTAAAATCAAATATTGGACTTACTACCGAGCTAGTTTGTTTATCAATCGGCATATACTTGATGATATTATTTGCATAATGAACTAAACTTTTAGAATCGTTCGGACGTTTTTTTATAAAAAGATAAATAGTTAATGCTAAGAATAGATATCCTGCTATTTCAATGTATTTCTTATTTACGTTAAACATCTTAATTAAATATCCATCATAATAAGTATTGTATACTAGAAACCCGGTAATTCCTAATAATAAAATTTCAAACTTCATATACATATTACAGATACTTATTTTTATTAAATGATAAATTATTGTTTTGAATATAAATATACACTTGATATAAATAATAATGAAATAATAGATAATAATATATATTTCTCTCTATTTTTTTTCATCTTGAATTTTGTGAATTCATCACTTTTATACGATTCATAATATAGTTCTAGACCCTTATATAGTTCTATAGGTTCCTTATGAAGAGCTATATTATACTTATTGTGTATAAAATTTACCCACTTAATCAATGATAATCGTGTGTCTAAATATGGTGATATTGGGTATTCATTCATGAATGTTTTATATGTTTTACGAATTTCATCATTTGGAAGAAATGTTTCTAGTTCTGAAAAAAAACGGAAATATTTTTTTTTCATTATGTCATTCGGATTATTAGGATATTGTATAGCAATTGTATGCATAACAAACCAAAAGTGTGGACCCCATACATTGGGATCTAAATACGTTTCTAATTTATCCATTTTTACAAAAATATATATAGAGTCATATTAATAAAGTTGTTGTTTAACGTAATAAATATAAAGATAAAATGTTATTTAACAATAGACTAAGTAATGAATATTAATAATTTATGTATTGATAAAAAAAAATATAGGTGTTTCTGTAATAATTGTAATGAAAAGGGAAATAATTGTAATGAAAAGGGAAATATTTATAATTCAAATATTACACCAATAACAAGCATTGGGATTATAACATATTTTTATGATGAGGTTATTAAACAGTATAAGTATTTAATAATTAAGAGACGTAACACGTTCGGGTTTGTTGATTTTATAAGGGGAAAATATAGTTTATATAATAAAACTCATATACAGAACTTGTTTAATGAGATGACAACCAATGAACACACTAAAATATTAGAGCGTGATTTTGATGAGCTATGGGGTTATTTATGGCTTAATGAGAATAATAATATAGATTATACCGCAAAGAATAAATTTAATTCACTTAAATTAGGCGTGAATAGTCTATGTAGTATTAAAAATTTTATAGATAAATCACAAAATAAATGGAGTGAAGAAGAATGGGGATTTCCAAAAGGGCGACGGAACTATAACGAGAACGATTTTAACGCAGCGCTTCGTGAATTTAATGAAGAAACAGGTATCGATATTAATAAAATAAATATTATCAAAAATATTAAACCGTATGAGGAATGTTTTATTGGTTCTAATTATAAAGCATATAAGCATAAATATTATTTAGCACGTATGGATATGAATTGTGAAGAAGATATAAATAGAACGATTGATATGACAAAATTTCAAAGGTCTGAAGTCAGTGATATGGGGTTTTATACCAAAAATGAAATATTACAAAGGATACGAAACTACAATAAAGAACGTATTTATATTTTAGAGGACATTGATAAAGTTCTCTCAACATTTAATTTTAAAAATCAAATATAGAAATTTAATAATATCGTATATTTGTAATTATAATATGTAATTTATATTATTATATATTAAGAGTAATAATACAATGAAAAAAGAAGATTTCAATAATATGAACCTAAAAAACATAGGAGAATATCTTAATAAAGTAATTAATGAAAACCAGGCATTAAATGAACTAGACTTCAAATACTTTAAATCAAAAAAAGAAGAATTACAAGAGGAAATTCTCAAGGTTCAAAAATTTGAGCACGATAATATATTATATCCACATTTGAGTGAGCCAAATTTTAACACAAAGATTTACAAGAAAAAGGAATTTCACGATTTAGAATTACCAAAATTTAATGGAACAGTTATAGAAAATATAAATCGTATTTGTGATGCGGAATTTGAACTCGCACCACATCAAATATTTGTAAGAAATTTCTTATCGTCACTAACTCCATATAATAGTTTATTATTATATCATGGGTTGGGAACAGGTAAAACATGTAGTGCTATTACTGTTTGTGAAGAAATGAGGACATATATGAAACAGATAGGAATAACAAAAAAAATTGTTATTGTTGCATCTCCTAATGTTCAACAAAATTTTAGATCTCAGTTATTCGATGAACGTAAATTATTACAGGTTGATGGATTATGGAATCTAAAAGGTTGTACTGGATCAAAATTTATAAAGGAAATTAATCCTATGAATATGAAGGGATTAACTAAAGAAAAAATTATTAAACAAGTTAAGAAGATTATAAATCAATATTATATTTTTATGGGTTATACAGAATTCTCAAATTATATTACAAAAATTAAAACAAAATACTTAGATGACAGTCAGAACAAAACCGATATTAGCAGAAAAATAGCACGTGATTCTATATCTAAAGAATTCTCTAATAGGTTAATAGTGATTGATGAAGTACATAACATAAGATTTAGTTCGGATAATCCTAAAAAAACAACTGCCGAGAATTTACAACTCTTAGCAGAATATAGTTCATCATTAAAATTACTACTTCTCTCTGCAACACCAATGTTTAATAATTCTAGAGAGATAATATGGCTTATTAATTTGATGAATTTGAATGATAACCGACCTCCAATACAGATTAAGGATGTATTTGACAAGGATGGATCTCTTAAGATAGTGAACGGTAAAGAAGTTGGTAAAGAGATATTAATACGAAAATTAAGAGGTTATGTAAGTTTCTTAAGAGGGGAAAACCCTTTCTCATTTCCATACCGAGTTTACCCGGCTGAATTCAATAAAGAAAAATCTATTAAAAGTGGTAATTTTATATATCCAAGATATCAGATTAATAAAACAACTATCCTTGAGGGGTTGACATATTTAGATTTATATATGACTGATATAGGAGAAACGCAAAATATAGCATATCAGATATCTATTAAAGAAATTCAAAAAACATTACCGACACAAGAAGAAATAGATAATAATGGGTCCCGTGGGTTAGGATGGAAACAACTAGGTACTCCATTACAATGCTTAAATATGGTGTATCCGTCACAAGCACTCGATAAATTTTCTGAATTATCAGATGTGGAGAAAATAGAATCTAAATTAACCGCTAATAACTTTGTTGGGACAACTGGTCTAAATTCTATTATTGATTATAATAATAATTCAAAAAGTGAATTTACATATAAAAAGGATACATTAGATAAATATGGTCGCGTATTCTCTCGTGAGAATATAATTAAATACTCCGGTAAGATATCAACTATAGTAGAACAGATGCGAAGATCTAAAGGGATTATACTTATATATTCTCAGTATATTGATGGGGGGTGTATTCCCATTGCTCTAGCATTAGAAGAAGCTGGGTTAACAAGATATAAAACAACTGGTTCTAGTCGAAACACTTTATTTAGTAATGATACTTTAAAAAGTGTTGAAAAATTAGATGTAAATACGATGAAATCTTATAATATGTTAAATGATATAGAAAAACAAGGATTTAAACAAGCTTCGTATGTTATGGTAACAGGTGATAAACGTATAAGTCCGAATAATAAGAAGGATGTAAATGCCGTTACTAACATAAGTAATATAAACGGACAAGATGTAAAAGTGGTTATTATATCAGAGGCTGGTTCTGAAGGTATAGATTTTAATAATATAAGACAAGTCCATATTTTAGATCCTTGGTATAATATGAGTAGAATAGAGCAAATTATTGGTCGCGGAGTGCGTTTTAAGAGTCATTGTAAACAACCAATTCAAGAGAGAAATGTTGAAATATATTTGTATGGATCTATGCCGGTTAAGTTATTGAATATTGCAGATGATACAGATGATGGAATATATGAAGGAGATATAGAACCTTTAGATTTGTATATTTATCGCATTGCTGAATATAAAGCACTACAGATTGGGATTGTATCACGGATATTAAAAGAAAACGCTGTTGATTGTCTATTAAATACAAACGGTAATTCTCTCACAATTGAAGAATTAAACACAACTATAGAACAAAGGTTATCAAGTGGAACCGTAATAAATTACCGTGTTGGTGATAAATCATTATCTCAGATATGTGATTATATGGAAAATTGTGATTATGTATGTAAGCCTGAAATCAATGTTTCTGATATTACAGAAAAAAATATTAATTATGATACATATGATAAGGAATTTATATTATTGAATACTGAAAAGATTGTGCAACGAATTAAAGAACTTTTCAGAGATAGATTTGTATATTCCAAAAATGATATTATTAAATTTATTTCATATTCGAAAACATATCCTTTATTACAAATAGATAACGCATTACAATATTTAATTAAAGAACAGAGTGAATTTATTGTTGATATGTTTGGCAGACTAGGGAAACTGGTAAATATTAATAATTATTATATGTTTCAACCAATTGAGTTAAAAAACACACAAATAACCACTCACCGAAGAAGAAAACCAATTGAATATAAACATACATCATTAGTGACTAAATTAGACGATAAAATTACCGAGCATGTATTAAAGAATATTCCGGATAAAGCAGTTGAAAATTTAGTGTCTAATAATGGGAATAAAATAATTTCTAAAATAGTTGAAGACGCAAAAAATAGTATAAAGGAAAAGGAAGTGATGAGAGGCATGAAAGGATGGGGTATATTCGTTTATACTGCCATATCATTACTCTCTTTATTAACAAAGAGAGAAGTGAACAGCTTTTATAAATATATAATACACCATTTTTTTGATTTGTGTTCATTTAAAGAAAAGAAGGCAATTATTCAGGCTCTCTTATCTATGAAGGAATCTGATTTAACAGATGATGAAAAAATAATTAATCAATATATTGATGATACTATTAGGGTTCCAAGTAAAAAAATGAATGGCTACATTTTATCAAAAGATAATAAATCAATTGATTTATGGGTCTATTCAGAAACAGAACAACAACTTAAAAAAGGAGAACCAACAGACTTTATAGAATTAAAAAATGACATTATAAAAATGAAATATGCAAAGATAAATATAAATATTATAGTAGGATTTATGTCGTATATAAAGAAAACCGACGAAATCGTTTTTAAAACAAAAAATCTCAACGAAACCCGTAATAAAGGGGCAAGGTGTGACCAAGCGGGTAAGAAGAATATAATTAAAACATTAAATTTAATCGAGGGAAGTGAATTATTTACAAATAGCAATACTAAGACAACAAAGACAGAAATATTATGTATTATTCAGGAATTTTTAACAAGATATTATCACGATATAGGGAGAAATGATAAGAAATGGTTTTTAAATCATGAACAAGGTATTTTTAATGAGATTGAAAAAAATATAAAGTAGATATTTATTAATCTAATTATTCACAACAAATAAATTAAAATTGAAAAAATAATAAACTATTAATATATAGTAAAACATGGCATCCATTATTGAACTATCAGAACAAAAGGATAATAAAAATGAATTAAATAAAAAATCTAAACCAAATAGTAAAGATAAGAAGTCTATTCTATATGTTTTAAGTATTCTAACTAGAAAGGTAGAAATACCATATAATTATATTGGATCAAATTTAAAAGAACTAATACAAAAGACACTATCCAGGCAAATGGAGGGAAAATGTGCGGTTGAAGGACATATAAGAAATAATTCTGTAAGGATTGTATCTTATTCATCGGGTATATTAAGGAGTTCAAACGTTGTTTTTGATGTAGTTATTGAATGTTTAGTATGTACTCCGGTTGAAGGTATGAGATTAAAGGTTCGTGTTAAAAATATTACAAAGGCAGGACTTAGGTGTGATACAGGAAACGATGATTCACCGATTGATGTATTCATTGCTCGTGATCACCATTATAAGATTAAGGAATTTAGTAATATAAAGGAGGGTGATTTTGTATATGTGAAGGTATTGGGTCAGAGATATGAATTAAATGACCCTAAAATTTCGGTTATTACTGAACTTGTAAGTAAGCCAAAACAAACAAAGCAAACAAATGTAAAATTAATAATTAATGATTAATGATTAATAATAATTTAAAGGCAATATTATATGTTATTATAATACGTATATTAATAATGGATACCGATAATACAAATAATTTGATTCAAATGAGAAATAAAATAGAGGGTTTATCGAAAGATAGCCATATTGAGGTTTTTAAGATTTTTAAAAGACATAATATTGAATATAGTGAGAATAAAAGTGGTATTTTTATTAATTTATCTCTTATTAATGACACTGTTATAAATGATGTAAATACATATATCGATTATCTTAATAATCAAGAAAAAATGATTAATGAAATTGAAACACAAAAACATGATATCGAACATGCATATTTTACATAATGATAATAATTACATTATAATTGTATTAAAGGGTTATAATTATATTATACAACACGTTAAATGTTATATAATATCGAGGATAATAACACGTTTTCGCTAACAAATAATAATATATATAAATATACAAATATTAGTTTAGATTATGTGAATACTCACACATTAACAGAATCACATATTAAAGAAAATATAAAAAAAACTTTGATCAATCAAGACGAAAATATTTTTTTTAATACTAAATCATTATTATGGATATTATATATATTAACTGAAGGATATGAGGAATATAAATTAATAGAAAAATCTTCATTATTTACCCGAGAACAAAAATATAGGTTTATGTTAATTGAACCTCTAAATAAATTATCAATTCTAAAAAAGGACAATCTTAAGACATTAAGAATTAAAGTAAATGATATAATAAATGAATTAGGAAATAATATGGAACTATCAATCCAAACGTTTAAAGGTTTATGTTATTTATTAAATATTAATATATGTATAACGAGAAATATAGTTGGAGAGAAGATTAATAGAGATGTTAATAGTGATCTATACTGGGTTTGTGATATAAATAAGAAAACTTTGTATAAAAAGAGACATGATGGTGAATATATTAATAACAAATATTATTTAGTGAAAGACATTAATAAACCATTTAATAGTGAGACATATTATACCGCTCCACAATTGCGTGAAATTTGTGATAAAACTAATATTAAAACAACCCAAGATAATGGGAAAAATATTATCAAAAAAGAATTATATAAAAATCTATTGTATAAAATTGAATTATAATTTAAAATAATATACACTTTAATATATATATAATAATGAGTGATGTTCGTGAAAAACAAACATTAGAAACAATATTTAATAAATTTTATTTGTCTTCTAATAAAAATGAAGAGTTTGAAGTTCGTTTTGGTGTTAAAGGGAAACCAATCACAAAGATAGAATTTGATAATGTTATCAAATACTTATTAGCACAAGGATTTTATATTAGTTCGGAAACACAAACATTGAAGATACAGAATGAATTCTTAGAGCCTAAAACAGGTAGAACACGTATTTCAAATATTAGAACAGAGATTGATGGAACCTTAAATATTAAAGAATATTGTCAGACGAACTCAGTTGTTGATGAAACAAGACAACCATTATATTCAGTTCTATTTCAGCAAAAGAAACCTATTCGTAATGACGATGGAACCCCGCTGAAATTTGTTGATAATTTTGATTTCAATTTTCGCACTTCATACCAAGAAGAGTCCGAAATTTCTCCATCTTCAGGATTAGTAAAACAAATTATTAATGATTGGAATGACAGGAAAAAATTATTTAGATTGGTAACACGGTATAGTTTAGTCCATAATAATTACCGAAATAGTGCTGCACGGGTTGACGTAAGTATGGTAAGGGGGTCTAAGAGAAATCGTTCAAATAATATGGTTCCTACTTATAATATCCAAGATTCTGATGTTTTTAAGAATCCAGAAACTTATGAGATAGAAATAGAGATGGATAAGGATAAAATGTCAAATCCTATGGAGGTGGAATTGAATAACTTAAAAACAACTATAAAACACGTCCTTTGTGGAATCCAAGAGACGAATTATCCAGTTGGTATAAACGTCCAAAAAGACATTAAACAACAATATTATAAACTTGTTAATAATGATGATTTAGAAGGATATCTTAGACCCAAACACTTTATTGGACCTTCATCCGTATCATTAGAGATTAAAAATATTACGGATGTAACTGAGAGCTCAAATATCCCAAACATCAGAAACCCCTATTGTGTAACTGAAAAAGCAGATGGAGAGAGGAAATTATTGTTTGTTAATAATAGTGGTAAAATTTACCTAATTAATACAAATATGAACGTCCAATTTACTGGGACATTTACAAAAGAAAAAACTCATTTTAATAGTATTATTGATGGAGAACATATTCTATATGATAAGAATGGTAACTATATTAACCTATATGCTGCATTCGATATTTACTTTATTAATAAGAAGGATGAGAGAGAGAAATATTTTATGGATGTTTTTGAAAAGGATACATTAAAAAGCAATTTTAGATTATACCAACTACAAATATTTTTAAAAACTCTTAAATATGAGAAGGTTTCACCAAAAAACAATTTTAATATATCTCCTAAGGTTTTCGAAGTTGTATTACTTGGTAAGAATGAAGAGTTTAAAAAATTAGATGAATCTGAAAAAATCATAAAAATGAATAATAATAGAGAAATATTCAAGGCTTGTAGGTCAATTATAACAAAATCAAACTCAGATTTATATGAGTATGAAGTTGATGGTATTATTTTTACACCTATAAATACATCTGTTGGTGGAGACTATTCAAAGGATAGTGTATATAATTATAAGAGAACTTGGGATATGTCATTTAAATGGAAACCTCCGCAATATAATACTATTGATTTCCTTGTAACAACTAAAAAGGATGAATCTAATAAAGAAGTTGTAAAAACTCTATTTGAGAATGGATTATCTACAACATCAACACAACAACTAAAGCAATATAAAACACTAATATTAATGGTTGGATTTGATGAGAAAAAGCACGGTTATGTTAATCCATGTAATGATGTTATACAGGACAAATTACCATCATCGTCGTCTGATAATATAAATGAGAATACATATAAGCCAATGCCGTTCTTTCCGTCAAATCCTACAAAAGAAAACGCATATTTATGTAATATTATGTTACAAAAGGACCAGAACGGTAATAACCTAATGTTTACAGAGGATTCTAAGAGCGCATTCGATGATAATACAATTGTTGAGTTTAAATATCTGCCATCAAATAAAGACGGTTGGCAATGGGTTCCTATTCGCGTAAGGCATGATAAAACAACTGATTATAGAGCAGGATTAAAGAATTATGGTAATGCGTATCATGTTGCACAGAGTGTATGGAGTTCAATCCATAACCCAATTACAGAAGAAATTTTAATGTCAGGCACAGATATCCCAAATGTTGATGACTCTGATGTATATTATAATAGAAATGGACGTTCTCAGACTAAAGCAATGCGAGATTTCCATAATTTATATGTAAAAAAACAACTAATATATAATATGACTTCTCCTGGAAATAAATTATATGATTTGGCTGTCGGTAAAGGTGGTGATTTTACAAAATGGATATCAAGTAAACTGAGGTTTGTATTTGGAGTGGACATTTCAAAAGATAATATTGAGAATAGGATTGATGGAGCATGTGCTCGATACCTGAATTATAAAAAACAGCATTCATTAATGCCCAGTGCGTTATTCATTAACGCAGACAGTTCTAAACATATATTATCTGGTGACGCATGTTATAGTGACAAGGGTAAACAAATTGTCAACGCAGTATTTGGAAATGGTCCTAAAGACGAAGGATTATTAGGAAAAGGTGTATATAAACAATATGGTGTGGGTAGAGACGGGTTTGATGTTGTTTCGTGTCAATTTGCAATACATTATTTCTTTGAGAACGCAACGAAATTACATACATTCTTAAGAAATGTAAGTGAAGGTTGTGCGGTTGGTGGCTATTTTATAGGTACATGTTATGATGGGAAGCGCGTATTTAATGAGTTGCGCGATACAAAACAAGGTAACAGCATTACTGAATTTAAGAACGGGCAAAAAATATGGGAAGTAAGAAAAGAATATGATAGAGAGGAGTTTAATGACGATGAGACAAGCATTGGTTACGCGATTGATGTATATCAAGAAACTATTAATAAAATGTTTAAGGAATATCTTGTTAATTTTGATTATCTAACACGGATTCTAAAAAATTATGGATTTGAACCACTTACAAAAGAAGAGGCAAAAGAAAATAATATGCCATCTGGTATAGCAAGTTTTTCACAATTATACGACCAAATGAACAACAAAATTATCAAGGATAGACGTAGAAAGGGCTCTAACGTAGATCCAGAGAATGAATTTGGTGAAGCATATAAACTTAAAAAAGAAAGAGGAGAACAAAGGATTTCATTCTTAAATAACTATTTTGTATATAAAAAGACAAATTCGGTTAATGCTGAAGAAGTATATAAGATGTTTACACAAGGAATTTCAAAATCATCTCAGAATAATATAGAAGAATCTGGAGATTCGGTTGAATATGGAGAACCTGTGATAATTACTATTAAAAAACCAAAGAAAAGACTTAAAAAACTATCTAAGAAAATTACAATAGAATAATAAACAGGTTTAAATATTATACTATATAATATCTAATTATGTTACATTACGAAATTCAGACCAATTATAGAAAAAATATATTAGATTCATTAAATATTACAGATAAACATTCCAAACTATATCATAATAATATTTCATGTGAATATTACTTAAAACAGGCAAAACAAGATTTGGAACTTAATAATAAATCATGGGATATATTTAAGAAATATACTAATCCATACGAGTACATACATACAAGTGTTGATAATATAAAATTAAGTAAAATTCGCCCATTATCAAGGGCATTTTATAAAATGATAGAAATGACAAATTTTTTCAATATTCTTAAACGACATAGTGATAATTCAATTAAAACATTACATATAGCAGAAGGTCCAGGTGGATTTATTGAGGCAGTTAATTATTACAGGGCACATAATTGTAAAAAACATATATACACAGGAGATGAATATAGAGGAATGACACTTATTGATGAATTAAACAATAAAATTCCTGGATGGAATAAGGCAAAACAATTTATCCAAAATAATAAAAATGTTGTTATTGATTATGGAGCAACTAATGATGGTGACTTATATAAATTAAAGAATCTGGATTATATTTTTAAGGAACATAATGGGAAATATGACATAGTTACAGGTGATGGCGGATTTGATTTTTCATGTGATTTTAATAATCAAGAATTAATGGCAACTAAATTAATCATTTGTGAAGTCCTATATGGTATAATATGTACTAAAATGGATGGAACTTTTATAGTTAAATCGTTTGACATGTTTACACATTGTTCATATGAGATTATATTTTTATTATCAAGTTTATTTAAAGAGGTGTATATTTGTAAGCCTGATACAAGTAGATATGGGAATTCAGAGAAATATATTATATGCAATAAAAAACTCATTGATATTACGCCTGATATTTATAATAAATTAAAGAAGCTCTTTATACAGCTTCATATTTTTGATGGAGATTTTACTAATTTAAGTATTTCTAGTTACGATGTTCCTTTATATTTAAAAAATGAGATGAATGAAATGAATTGTATTTTTACTGAAAGACAACTCCAAAATATTAATGACACATTAATATTAATGACTAATAATAAGAAATTAGATAGTATTAAAAATATTAAATTAAAAAATATTAAACTCTGCATTGAATGGTTAAAAAATATGTGCATCCCATATAATGAGTTTAAAAAACAAAACCTATTTATTAATAAGTAGCAGTCTTAAATATATAATATACCGTCTTAAATATATAATATATAGTTAAATATAATGATCTCTAAAGTTCTTATTAATGGTTTATTAATAATATCATGCTCTCTTTTTTTGAATAACGTTGATGCTGTTAGATATATAGATAGTTGTGGACCTGGAGAATATTATAGTCCCAGATTAGTATATTTAGATGACTTAATTAGGTATGATTGTGATGGCTCAAGAGCTTGCTTAACAGAGAAAAGGCAGTTATTAACACATAGTTGCGTGTGTTGTCCGTTAGGAACATATCGGTCTTCTTCATCTCATCAATTTATAAGTTGTACATCCTGCACATCTGGCACAACAGATGGGATCTGCAGCACAAGTATATCAGCATGTTCTGGTAGTGTTCCAATTGATTTACCTATATTACTTTGTGAACCTGGTAAGTTTTATGATATAGAAGGTTTTAACTGTGAATGTTGTGGATTAAATTCTTATCAGAGTTCTTTTGGAACAGGTGGATGTAATAATTGTCCGTTTGATATGATTACATCAAGTAAATGTTCTACAAAAATAGAAGCATGTGGATGTAAACCTGGTAATTATAGAGATGGAAAGGGTTGTTCTTGCTGTCCTGATAATACCTATCAGAATGGAATAAGTTATTTAGGCGTTAAAGAATGTTTACCGTGTGACATAGGTTTCTATTCAGATAGTTGTGCGTCATATTGTAATCCTATTCCAATTGAAACGCCAACACCTACACGGACACCTACAAGAACACCTACAAGAACACCTACAAGAACACCTACAAGAACACCTACGGCTTCTATTACTTCCTCTATTACTCCTACACGGACACCTACGAGAACACCAACGGCTTCTGTTACTTCCTCTATTACTCCTACACGGACTCCTACAAGAACACCAACGGCTTCTGTTACTTCCTCTATTACTCCTACAAGAACACCTACAAGAACACCTACGGCTTCTATTACTTCCTCTATTACTCCTACACGGACCCCTACGAGAACACCAACGGCTTCTGTTACACCACAACCTACACCATGTCCACAATATTTTTACAATGATGTATTAAGCACACCGCACAGTTATAATTGTGTTTTATGTCCAAATGGATATACTTGCGCAAGAGGAACAATCGGAGCAACATTCTCACCATGTGGGTATAATAGATATTGTAAATATTATTTAGATATTAATAGTGAAAACGGTATAAAAGTAGTTATTAATGAAATTCCATCAGGATATTTTTGCGATTTATTTGCTGATCCATTTCATACAAATACATGTTATCAAGTTAAAATATGCAGTCCAGGAGAGTATTGTAGACATGGTAGAAAATACACATCACCAGCAGGTAAATATTCTTATTCAGGAGGTCTAACAGACATTACAATAAAAAATTGTAAAGCAGGATATTTTTGTGATGAGGGTTCAATTAGGGAAGATCCTGAAAATTGTGGATATGGTGATAATCCAGAAATGTATTATTGTCCGGAAGGAACAAATATTAGATTAATCGCAATTGATACAACAATAATCACAAGAGGAGAATATACTATTGATGTTAATGATATGATTATAAATAAATTTAATATGGTAAAAACTGTTGAATGTCCAATAAATAAGGTATGTAAGCACGGTAAGATATACGGCGACATAAATATTATGAATACAGAGTGTAATAATAATAATTGTTTTATAAATACATATAATGGTGAGAAACAAGAATTTACTATTAAATTGCAACATTCTCTAAGTGGTGAATTATTAGGAGATTTTACAAGTTTTGAAATAGTAAATGTATTTAAATCTTCAATATGTAATTATGAAAAACATATTGATAACTTTATTATGTTAGGTAGTAAATTTATTATGATAAATACAGAAGATATTCCATTTGAATGTTCCCATTTTGTCATTTTTTTGAAACCACATATATCATTATTAGGGATAGATGTTATAAGACTCTTTATTAGACATACACCTAGCAAAAATGTAATATTGAAACAACAGAGAACAATTGCATTAGGAAACGATTTTGTATGTTTAATAAATGATAAATAT